ACTATGATGCTTCTTGATGCAGATGACTTTAGCTTTGTCGAGAAATGGTTTGGGGATGAAAAACCAAATCAATCTCTTCAAGTGGTTATCAAGATGAGCAATGGAGATACAGAAATTGTCGACGACGCAATGAATTTCTAATTGACGTTCCTCACAATAGCCACTACACTCTTATCTGTAATGAATACCAACTACGCACAACAGATCGTGACAAACCTGGAGAAGAGAGGTGAGTCCAAAGATTACATCATCGGCTTTCTAACCGCTACCATTAATGGGCTCCGGCTTCTAAGCAATGAGACTCAGACTCTATCCTACCTTAAACGCTCGATAGAACAATCTAAAATGACAGAGTGATATTGTTTTAGCGGAAACCAAAGGGACCGCAAGGACAAACAGCAGAAAACAATATATAAAATTCCTCCTTGATTGTTCCCCCCGGAGCACCTAATATATAAATCTAATGAAAATACTAGACAACGAAGCAGAAACAATTGTTAACTTAACTGACGTAAAAGACGAGCAACATTTGCAAACTCTTTTAGATAAAGAAGATACAAACTTAACTGAAGTAATGTTTGATACTCCTTTCTTTGCAATGAGTTTAAAAGAGTATGAAGAACGATATGGTCCACAAGACTTTACAGATATGGATGTAAAGTCTTGTACTTACGAGAGTTGGATGACAGAAGTAAGAGAGTGGGCTCAAAATTGTTTATGTGATTAATTCACAAAGAGTTATAGAGTCTCTCTGACTGAAGAGGTTAGAGAGACTCTTTTTTCTTGAACTGTCCTATCAAAACTTCTATACTCTTATCTGTAATGAAAAACAAATCCAAATCAAACAAAATGAAAATTGAACAAGTTCACATTCACGCTGATGTAGTCTTCTTAAAAGCACCAGAAGGTGTTGATCTCGATATAGTTGGAGAGATTATTGGTGATGACAATTGGGATATCATCTTTCTTGAGGATGGTATTGCATGTAAAGTAGATAGAGTGAATGATGTGCTTGAAGCATATCAAGAAGCTCTTGATGATCTTGAAGAAGATGAAGATGATGAAGAATAATCTTGAGCTGTCCAACTGAAATCTCTATAGTCTTATCTGTAATGAATACCAACACACACTAATATCAATCCTGTAATGAACACACCAACACAAATCAAATCATTCGTCCGCGTTATAACTTCAGCACACTTCAAGAGTCTCGTCAAAGAAGCCCGGCGAGTCAAGTACATTGTGAAAGGCCGTGCCGATGACCTCGTGATCGTCAAGGATGATGAGACCGGTGAAGAGGTGTTCTCGGGTATGCCTCATAGTACTGGCGAACATTACGTGACCTCCTTCAACACCCAATATTGGCAATATCCAGCATTTCCAGCTTGAGTTCCTCCACTAGTTCCTATATCATCTTACCTGTAATGAAAAACATCTACTTCTACGCAACAACTAAACGAATCAAAGTCGGTATCAAAAAGCGCTAATTATATGAAAAAAACATTCCACGAAATCATGGAGGAGTATAAGAGCCTCCCATTTGTCGAACGGCACCTTATGCGTCGCGCAGCTGCAGACAGTCTAATCGAGAACGGAGCGGAGGAGGTAGGGAGCTCGGATGTAAATCACGAGATGGTCAGCCTCTATAAGCAGCATGGTTCATTCGATATGGTGATAGATGTGCACTACGCATGCGCGGTCTAATGAGAGACAAACCTCTAATAGTTACACTCCTCTAGTAGTTCCGTCATTATAATAGGTACATCATATAAGAAGAACGTTTAAATTATAAAAAACAAATCAATTACTTCGCTATAGAAACTAATGAGACAAACAAGGCTATCAACTCTTGATCGTTTGCTAGCAGCTATCGACCGGTTAATAGAAGCTATCGACCGGAGAGGGAGTAAGCTCAATGAATCGTTCGTACCGTTCGTATTATTTGCACTCGTTGCACTTGCCTGGCTACAGCAATTGATTCAGGATATCAAATTAAAATTCAATCTATGAATAGCGACGATCAAGAGGTCTGGCCCGGCTATGATGATTGGCTAGCCGAGCTGGACAGTCAAGCTTATAGAACAATCGAAGAATCAGCTGGTAGTTCCTCCTCAGAGCAGCCACAATACACACAATGAATAATATTTACATACAACGTGCAGAACTCGGCGGCGCAACCGAACAGGTGAAGAAGCATCAGGATACTCTTCTGGATATGTACGATCCGAAGAACGCCCGACTGAATGCTTTGCTTGCCGAGCTAGTGGGACTGGAGAAGGAGCTGGAGGACCTTGATAAGGAGTTCAAGGTCCTCCAGCAAAGAGGTTGACCTGTCCACCCAAAACCTCTACACTCTTATCTGTTATGAACAAAGAAAAAATTGCTCAATACATTTACAACTACGCCCAAGAACATTACAACGATGGCGGCTGGGATGTGATTGTTGAATGCTGGACAATTAAAGATATCATGAAGCATATCCAAGATGGGGAGTCCAAAGAGAAGGCACTTAAACACTTCCAAGATACGGCTGAAGTGTGGGCTGATCAGCAGGCTGACGCTATGAATTCTGTCTGGTAACATGAAGTCAGATTCACGTTGTCTTCGGGTAATCCTTTGAGTTCTAGTGTTGGTGGATTTATTGTACAACTTCAAGCTTGAACTGTCCACCAACACACACTAATATCAATACTGTAATGAAGAACTACAAGGTCGTTAAAAAGTCTGTCAAGTGTCCTTTATATTTTGTTGTCGGGTATATTGGTAAAGGCCAATGGATGCAAATCTCGGAGGGACAAGCAACCAAGGAGAGCGCTGAGGCACTAGCAAAAAACTATGCTGCAGCTGATAAAGATGCAAGGATGTATTCATTCGACTGAAAAACCGTTGACCTTCCTTCAATGAGCAGCTATACTGATAGTATGAAAAATAAGAACACCACAATGAAGTACAAACTAAACAAAGCATTCGATCGTATGATTGACTATATCACTGATAGTATTCTGGCGACGGTCACTACAGCCTTAGTTGGTCCGTTGATCTTCGTTGTAGCTGTACTGGCTATCATCACTGGTATCAACTTCGTTACAGGTACGGATGGGTTCGGACCAGAGCGAGACGAACAGATCACTGTACAGAGACTCTATGTAGATAAGCATGACTACATGGTAGGGACTGATAAGGGAGTGTATGAGGTACAGAACTTCGTACTACCTATTCAGATCTTCAACAGCGACGAGCTGTATAGTAAACTCGAGGTAGGTAAGACATATAGTGTCACACTCAAAGGCAATAAGGTACTCAATCCATTCATGCAAGAGTATCCATACATCATCACAATCAAATGAAGATCAATACTAATACAATAATGACAAACGGTACATCCCTTAAAGGATTTATCACAACAACATACGACTACCTGGTGGAGAAGCTAGGAGAGCCCATTGTAGGTCGTAGTGGTGATGGTAAGGTCACGTGTGAATGGCATATAGAATTTCCCAACAATGTAGTAGCAACTATATATGATTGGAAGACAACAAGCACGCCAATGGAGTCATATGATTGGCACATTGGTGGAAGGGATAGGGGAGCAGTAGATATGGTATCTCGGCTACTCGGTCTCGAGGACAAGACAAGGGGGTGTTTATATTGACAACAGAACAAGAAGCTCGTATGTACGAACTAGTTAGTAAGCAAGACAAGGGTGTACTTAGCACACAAGAACAAGACGAACTCAACACGTTGCAACAACTCGACAACACACCAGAGGTGTATGATGTAGAGGAAGACGAAGAGATCTAACAGCTTAGATCAGATACAATAGAGGTGGTAGAGAGTTAGTGGTGTCTCTCTCTACCACCTCTCTCTATTAGACAACGTTCTATTAGAACACAGTACGGGAATTTGTGATGTATATATAGAACTTTTTTAGTAAGGTATACCCATGCTTCCGAATTTTTACGCGATTTTTGGTTTCTAGAATTCGCCATTTGGAAAAATTTTTTTTGCGCGTTTTTTTCGTTTTAAATTATACAAAAAAGGATAAATAAAGTCATGGCAGCTAATATTACAGTTTGTAGTTTAAATGACGTTGGTGGAGTTAATCCTAACGGAGTATATACACTTGCCTCTCCAGTAAATGGAAAAGACTCTTGGGAAAGAGTAGTCGGTGCTATAACATTTAGTGTTCAATATTTCGAATCCCTTCCAACCCAAGAATGGCATTTAATAGATAAAGCTAATCCAGGATCCTGGCCTGCTATTGCCGGAGCAGATAATAATAAACTTCCTTGGGAAGCTACTTGGGTAGACAACGGAGGATACGGAATCGCTATTGTAACTGAGGGTGATGCCGGTTGTATAACTTGCGATCCAACATTTGATATGTACGCTCATAGCGATGAATGTGGAGAAAAGAGATTTAGACGATTAGTAGCTCTTGGTTACGTATAAAAAAAATTGCGGACGAGGGGCTTACAGCTATTTAAGAATAAATTATTGCTGTTTGATATTCTGATGGGTCAATAAGAATGAACTTATGCTCTTCTTGTTGCTTCTCTTTTATACAATTAACTCTTCATCAAAAGTCATATTAGTATTTACATCTCTTCGAACATATCCGTAAATACATTCTTTACTTCTTGTGGTGCTTGTTCCCAATCTGTTGGTTCAAGATAAACTAACTTACCAGTAAATAGTGTTGTAAACTTAGGAAGTATACTTAAATCGTTAACAACATATTTTATATCATCATCATTTATAACTTTTTCTCTAGACGCAGAATCTAAGTATCTTCTTAGTTCACCTCCCCCTACAATATGTCCCTTACGCCAGTTCTTTTTAATATTTTTTATCCATTCATTACGTCCTTTAATGAGTATCATGCCATTAGCTCTAGATCTAGGCCCATAAAACAACTTACCTTTTTTAATATCAAAAACTTTTCCAAACGCATTTCTTCCTATATAATGCTGTTTATTTTGTAGTAGTAAAATACTAGAATAGTTTAATTCCGATAACATTTCAAAAGGAGGCCTTGTAGCAGCTTCCTCTAATATATACTTTACGGTTTTATTAAAGTTCACCATATACATCTCCAAATACATCCTTAACATCACCTGTTAAGTTTGTAGGTTTCAAGTAAGCTTCAAAGAGGTCATCCTTCCATAATTCTGAACTCCAAGTCTTAGGATACTTTACTATATATACACATCTTTGATAAAACCCATCATCATTGTATACACTATACCTGACCATTATTTCCATTCCGTAAACTAAGTAATGTTTTTCCCACTGTGCATCAACACCTTCTGGTAACTTAGGTACTAACTCATCTTTAATATACTTTAAGTTTTCCTTCTTATCGCTGGTGACTTTATATCTTTCAAAGAACATTAATTTACGCTCATCACCGTGTCTTACTCTTATTACCACATCAGAGTAATCTAATGGTGATATAGCTGTATAGTTCTCCTGTACCGTCTTACCTTCCAATAACATTTCAAAAGGAGGCCTTGTAGCAGCTTCCTCTAATATACTATTTATTTTTTTATAAAACATAATTATAATTCATCAAATGTATCCTTAAACACATCATATACTTCACTTTTACCATTTGTCATTTGCTCGTTATTATGGTCTTCCAGCATTTGAAACGCTATATCTAATAAATCTGCCATTATTTCTTTGTGCTTTTTATCAAGTTTACTTTTAGCTAATTTAAGCATCATCTCTTCTTTATCCTCTGATGGCTTAACGATACTACCTATCAAGTTAACTTTTTTAGTTATTTTATCTTTTCGCCATAACGCAAAATCCCACTTTTTTGTTTCTACTTTTAAGGTATTAAACTTTACATCTTTATAATCTAAAGGAAAATAACACTCGTGGTATACTCCATCTATCTCTAGCTCAAATCTAATTTGAGGATCGTCATATTTATCCCAATTGTTAGCAATTAACTCTTTATTTATTATTACATAACCTCTATTATTTTCTAATATTATATCTATTAATTTATCAAAGTTCATTGTAAATATCTCCAAACGTATTTTTTACATCCTCATCATCTCCAAAGTTAATCTTATCATTATACTCTTTAATATTACCATCAATTATATCTTTATAAAAATTAGATAATATTTCCTTCTCTTTTTTATTTAATGTTACCCCACTATTTGTATAATATATAAGGCTTTTAAGATCTTTTTTACCACGAGCATATATTTTCCATCTTAATGCATCATTAGGTCCCTGTTGACTTGGCAACCTATACCAAAAATCGATACTATTACTAAGGCTCGTCTTAACAGATATATTTTCTTTATCATTAACTATCAGAGGTACATATATTACAAAATTATGAATAGAGCTTAATTCGATATGGTATTGAAGATTAGGTTCATCATCACCGACATAAAAATTCTTGCTCATTATCTCAAGAGAGCTAGTTTTTTTATTTTCCAATATAAATGTTTTAAACGGTTTCATACTTCGTTAAATAAATCTCCAAAAATATCTTGTGTTTCTTTTTCTGAAGCAAATATAATATCTGTATTATACTCTCTCACAGCTGTAGGCGCAAGTTTAAAGAAAAAGTCTATTACAGGCCTTAGATTATACCTATCATAGTTTTGTCCTATCGAAATGCCTTTTTTAAATGTATAATTTAAATATCCTATATTATATACAGTCTTATAACTTGTATCTTTCGTACTCTTTACATCCTTTGTTGTTTTGAGATAAAAAATTTCCGTCCTCCTGCGCAGGTTATCTAAAACTTCTATCTGTCCATCTTCTTTTACTTTTAGAGGTACTCTTATAATATATTGCAAGGTAGGATCTTCCTCACCTTCAATATAGAAATTCTTTTCTATAACTTCCGGTCCGTTTTCTGTCATGTATTTTTTAAAGCTTCTCTTTATCATAATTCATTATACAAATCTCCAAAGGTATCTGATGCTTTTTGATCACGCCAAACAATACATTAGAACATCTTTATTCTTTTAATTTATTTATGTTAAAAAAACAGCTGACGAGTGGCTTACAGCTATTAAATACTTTTAATGTTTTATCAGAAGGTCAGGTACTTATTAGAGAATAATATTAGAGAGACTCTCACCCAAAGAGAGGATGACATAATAACAAAATCTGCAAAAGAATGTATAGTAATATATAATAAAATGAATAATGATAGGCCAAGACTATTGCAAGAAATTAATTTAGTTATTATTCGTCTTGTTGTCGAAATACTTAAACCTGTTTTACACGGTAGAGGTAAGATGCTAGATACATTTGTTAATATCTTTACACATGTACGCTCTCTTAATTATACAATTAATAGTATCCTAAATGATGAGTTATCAAATCAGCAAAATATTGATGAAGAAAACGAAGAAAATGCTATTAAAAAAGTAAAACTTAAAATACAAAAAGTACTTCTAGATACTGTATATTATTTTACACCAGGTCATGTAGTGGAGAAAGATGTTATTGCTTATAAAAAATATAGAGAGAATGAAGTTTATGGTCTAGATAAAGCAGATAAAGAAGTTTCTAATACATTTAGAGATATCTTAAATGAACTTTAATTATATCTTGATTAGTTGTTTAGGTATTGTATAATATAGTTATGGAAAAGCTTACTACTATAACTTTTAGTTATAAAACTACTCACGGTACAGACTCAAAGATTAATTATACAATCAATACAGATTGTGGTAATATAGAAGAAATGTGCAGAGGTTTTGAAAATTTTCTTCTTTGTTGCGGCTTTAGGTTGCCCTATAATAAGTATATAGGAGTAGTAGAAAAGGAATCTCAAATATATAACAACACTTCTCTTGTTGATGGATATCTTAAATTGACAACAAACACTCAACTTATTAACGGATGACAACAAAAGATATACTAAGAGAGGTGTGCGGAATATTAATGACTCTATCATTTATGTCATGCTTTTTACCTCAAATTATAAAGATTATTAAAACTAAAAGCTCTTCTGATTTGTCTCCACTGATGATTATACTATCTATGTCTGGATATATATTTGGTTTACTTTATATGTACCATAACGTATTTGGTTTGTGGTGGGTCATGAATTACGTTACAGGTATTATTACATCTGGAGTTCTTTTATATTTTTGGTATAGGAATAAAGACAATGGAAGAAAAGATTAAAAAAATAGATGAGTTAATGTTAATAGAAGAACCAACATTTGAGGAATGTATGGAGCTAGATAGACTTTTATTAGAATGTACTACATTAATAAAAGAAGTTAAAAAAGAAAAAAAATTATAACGCAGAAGTTAAATCCCCGAAAACATCATCCACATCTTCAGGTATATCTCTCATTATTAAGTATTCTTTAATTGTAGGATCATTTTTGTGTCTAGCAAGAGTCTCTCTAAAAGCAAGATTAAAAAGCTCTTCTGCCATCTGTAAAGGAATTTGTAATTTTTTATCGTTTTCAGGACTTATACCTGCTTTTATATCTGCTCCATGGTTAATACAAAACTTTTTAAATATGGCAAATATGTCTTCCATTGACTCTCCATCATAACGATAATGATACTTATAATTATATTTTTCAAATATTGACTTACACTCAGGGCCCATTCTTACCCACTGTAGGTCATCTACAACTCTAATACCAACTTTAGGTGCATTAAAGAATCTTTTAATTAAAAACAAAGTTTCATAAAAATGACTATTATTTAAAAGCTTTGTTTTAACAAGACTTGAAGCCATAGTCTTAACAAAAGATTGTTCTTTTTTATTTAAAACAATATCACTTACTAACTTATCTATCAGCTCTCGCATTTTGCTTTATTTTGCTAGAAAATAAAGCTTATACATTACTTTGTAAACGTCACCGCAGTTATTAGCAATGTCTAAAAGCTCTTCTGCTGTATCTTGGCTACCGCTTTGTATTCTATTTCTTACAACAAAATTATGTATAAATTGCTTTAAAATATCACAATCGATATTTTTATATTTACCCACCCCTACATTATACATACCAACGTTAAATTTTTCTTCAATTTGATCAAGCAATTCTTTAACGTAATGCTTTTTAATCCAGGGTGTATAGTTTGGCTTTCTTCTAGGAAGACCTTCCGGTACATCCATAAGATCAATTACACCATTGTCCATACCATACTGTTCTAAAATTTTATTAAATTTTGTAGCAGTTTCAGCAGGTTTAAGAACATATCCAAAGGGAGAGCTCTCTACAAGGAATCTTTCCTTTTCTGTTAACTTTCTTTTTCTATAAAAATAATCTGCTGCTAATTTCTTTGCTTCTTTAATTTGTTTTGTCATTCTGTTTCTCCTTTTAAGATTTTACCAATTTTCTTCATCTTTACAACCATTGCAGCTTTCACTGTAGGGTTATAATCGCCTTGAACAGTATATACCATTAATGATTTAAACAGTTCAGGTGCCATATCCTTCTTGAACATTACCCATAAGTTAATATTCCAATTATTGTCAAGAGCATTTGAGACAGTAAGAATACCTTCCATAACTTCCTTAACATTAGGATCGTTAATGGCTTCTTGCGGGACGCCTATTAATTGTTTTGTGGCCCATTCTGCTCTACCTAGCAAATACAATTGTAAGGCGCTAATCTCGGCTTTCTTTCTCTTATTAAGATTTGCTGCGTCCTTAATGAGGTCTGCAAAATTAAATGATCTACTATAAGCTAAAAATTCAACAAAGTTTTTAGCCCATTTAGTACCCAGTTTACCTGCAGCTGCTTTACCAATTTGTCTGAGAATAGGTTTCTTAATAAGTGCACCTGATTTAATCTTATCACTATAATCTTTATATATATGCTTAAGCATATTAGAAAACTTCACTAATGATCTAGGTGTTGGAGATCCACCACCACCGGTAATTGGCTCAGCATAAAAATTATCTTTAGGATTAGAAAGAACAAACGTCAATATTCTTCTATCAACTTTCCATTTTTTAGCTAACTCAACCCATTTGTCAACGTCAGCTACTAACACACCGCTTGTAAATCTATCTACTAAAGGTTGGGGTAGTGGCTCTAAGTTTGGGTTAAGCTCGTTTTCTAAGTTACCTGCAGCCATAATTGCAACATCAGGAGCAAATTTCGTACCCGCAGCTGCTTTATCTAGAACCACTTCATATAAACTATAAAGCATTCTCGCTGAAGCAGTATTGAGCTCGTCAAGGAATAGAATACCAGCAGCACCTGGACGCGACAAATATTCAATCCACATAAATTTATCTGTAACAAGCCATTCTTTTTGATTCATTACTTTAGGTACACCGAGAATATCTTCTGGAGTATACTTGTTAGGCAGAATCTTAACCATTCCAAAGTACTTTTCTGGATGATACATCATCTCTTCTTTTTCCTGATATGATGTATCATCCCAGTTCTTATAAATTCTACCTGTAGAAGCAGCAGCAATGTCTCTACCAAAATCTTCAATTATAGTAGATTTACCAATACCAGCAGAACCATATATCAAAATTGGTTCTTTAAGGTCGTAAGATCTTTGTACTAATGGTTCTACATCTTCATAGTCCCATTCAGGTAAATCTGTATCTTTGTAAGTAGGTAAATTGACGTCATCAACGCCACCTGTTTGATTTAAAATGTCTTCTAGGTCTAAATCTTCACCTTGATTAATAGCATTAACCATAGGAGCAGCTTTATTAATAATATCTTCTGCTTCTATATCAGGTGTTGGATCAGATGGTATCTCATCTGCAGCTTGAGGTTGCTGTGCTGGTTTACCTACTTTACCACCAGAGAAAGGAACTGGTGCAGGCGCTATAACTGCAGGAGCTTTCTTTTTTGGTTGAACACTTTGCAGTGCTGGCTTAGGGTTAACAGCTTCTTTTATATAAACACTCTTATAGGCATCAAACAAATCATCTTTACTAGAGTTAAAAAACTTCATACTTTTTATTTATGTGTATTTACCAACTTTTACATAAATGGCAGTACCATATTTTTTAACTATATCATCTATACCACCAGATTGAGGATCATTAACCATAAAAATTGTATTCCTCTTATTAAATTGCTTAGGAAATACAGGTTGGTCTTCAACATGACCGTCAGTAAATACTATTAATAATTTTGCTTTAGTTACCGCAATCGCACGGTTGTCATTAAACCACTTATGAACGCTAGATAATATTGTACCACCTCCTTTATAGGGTATATTAGCAATTGTTATTGTTTTATTATTTATATTTTCTTTTTTACCCGCTACAGCAGAATAGATAGGTTCTATAGTACCTTTTTCTATTTTTGCAGCAAAATAAACTTCTGTTGTCCATAGAATTAAAAGAATAGAAACGCTTTTATACGCTTTAGAAATTGACATAATTTCTGTTGTATAAAGATTCAAAATTTCAGGAGTTATAGAGCCACTAGTATCACAAGCCACTACTACATCAACTTTATCAGGAATACTTCTTTCTCCTTTTTGAATTATTCCTCTCGCTAAACCTCTTCTACTAGGTCTCATGTAAGTTTCATAAGATGAGGCACTTACCTTTAAATATCTTTTTAAAATTTGTCTCCAATTAACTCTAGGAGTCTCTTCTTCTTTAGAAATCATTCTAGGTAAACTTCCACCCATTCCTCTACTTTGATCCTTTTTAGTTTCTCCTATTGATTTCTTTTTTATATCTTCTGCTTGGGCTTCTTTTTCACCGGCCGATTTAGACTTACCTCCACCACTAGGACCATCTGCTTTATAGCTATCGTTATCACTTGCATTGTTAGGTATTTGAGGTCTTCCTGTTTGATCATTAATATGTTCGTCCATCTCCTGTTGCTGTTGATTCATACCATTTTGGTCTATCTTTTCAGCATTAGCATTTAATATATCGTAAAGTTCTTCTGGAATTAAATCTGTAATATCAATATCTAGATCACCCTTCTTACCCTTTACCTTAGCGTGCCACCTACCACTAGGGTCTTGTTGAGGTATGAGACCTAACTTAGGAAGAGCCATTCCATCCTGCAAGCAGTTCATATTAATAATAAAATCAGTAGCCCAGTTCCATAAGGACATATCTCTATTACCAAGTCTAAACAGATGCTTACCTATTATATGCAAGCATTCATGAGCCAATACACCTGCCGCTTCTTCTATAGATAACTCATCTATAAGGAAATTAGGGTTAATGAATATATTATTATAATCATCTACAGCCATGGTAGGCACAGTTAAAGTCGGTACTGTCTTTAACTTTCTCAATGTTATGCCATAAAATCTATGATTTTTATAAAGATGATTGATACTAGCCAATAATCTATTCTCAAACATTCTAAAATATTCTGGGTCCTCTAGTTTATTAGATTCATCAGCAGGTGGAGCTGCATTCTGTTCTTTTAATAACGAGACATAGCGTGAAAAAATATTTGACTCTTCTTGCTTTAAATACATAATTAATTACTTAAATACTTATCAAACATGCAAATATTTAAAGATTTTTTTATTGAATCTGTTTATAAAGATTTTTATGACTCACCTCTGCGCGCAAAATTTCAAATAGACGATATTGTAGTTGTAAGAGATAACGGTAAATGGCTCGTATATCAACCTAAAAAAACTCTACCTTACATAAACCAAATCGGTAGAGTAGTTGCGTATAAGAATATACCTGGATCTTATTCCAAGTTTGCTGTAGAGTTCTTTTCTGATAAAAGTATACACGGTATTCATGGTCACTTTCTTTATGGGCCCTTTAAAGATGTTAAAGTAGCAGAAAAATATAGTAAAGATCCTAACCTTACTATTAATGCGGCTGATTTAGTAAAACCAGGAAGCAAGGACTCGTACGATGGACCTCTACAAAATAATGAAAGAATGGAAAAAAGGATTGTAGATGTCTTCTGCGATTCACCACTCGGTTTTAATTGGTTACCTACACCATTACAACTCTTTACAAAAGATGGTAAAGTAACAACAACCGTCTTAGCAGTAAAACCTATTAAGGATATGACACCAAATATGGTCGGGTTAAAAATAAGTCATATACCAGATTTATTAGACCAACAGGACCCAGAAGTAATTAATTTAATAAAAACTAATTATATAATTGTAAGATTTAATAACTCTATAACTAAAAAACTTAAAAATTTAACTTACACAGAAGCTTTTAAGCCTAGTAATTTACAAAACAGTCTATTTTATAATAATGCCGTTTCTCCTTATGCAATCTATTTTCCATACAAAAATTATATGTATGAAGAAGTTACAGGAATAATAAATTATGATGATACAGCTAATACTTTAGGTGCAGTTTTTACTCCCAAGTTCTTAACCCTAACACCTAAAAATTTATCAGAAGCTTCTATTATTAAATATACAAGTGAAATAATTGATATAATAAACAACCCTACCCCAGAAAAGTTGTTTAAGATTATTAACCCAAGCATAGAAATAAAGAATAACTTTAAATATGCACATAACGAGGTCAACGTAAGCGATATTAACGAAAAATGGTTTAAAGACTGCGATTTTTCCCATCCTAGCGCTAAATATAAATATCATTTAAATAATAGTTATAATTCTATTATTACTAATATTAACATTCCGGACACGGTACACTATTTATGTATTCAACCTAAGAAAGACTCAAATTGGACTATTCAACACACGGCTGCTAGTAAATCAAAAAGAGTAATTCAAGATTTAACATTCTTACCTCCAAAATTAAGATCTTTAGAAATTTATAACGTACATGTCAATAGTGTTGTAGGTTTACCTAAAGAGATGGATATATTAGAGTTAAGATTTTTAGATTTAACAAGCTTAAATAATTTTCCGGAAAAGGTAAAAGATCACGTAAACGTTAGTTATAATAATTTAGAAAATTTTGAAGGATCTTTAAAAGATGCAGGTAATTATTTTTCTTTTACAGATAACCCGGTAAAATCTTTAAAGGGGTTACCAAATGCTAAACAATATGTTTTACCATCTGATGATAATATCACTATGGATGCTATTAAAAAATATAAGCAAAAAGAAATATATACACAAGATATGGATAAAAGCGTAGTATCTACCTTTGATGACTTGCTTGATGAATTATAAATAATAAATATGGTATCTTTTACTAAGTTTTTAATTTTAGAACAGCAGATTGTTAATCTTGAAGATACCTTAAGACAAATAGGATATAATGATTTAAAAGTTATTTCTCTAATCAAGATAGCTGTATTAACTGACGATAATAGACAAGAGGTAATGGATAGGCTTCTTGATAGTTTAGCTGAATTTAATCCTATCAAATCTGACGCTACCAATCATTCATCTATGGGACATATAGAGATAAGTCCTAATTATAAAATTATTGTTAAACCTAAATCAAAACAAGGTAGTAGCTCCGCCGGAGTAAGCAATGAGCTTAAGTTACTAGAGACAATTAATCAGTATATAAATCAAATGCAAGAAAATATAACCATTATATTTAAAAGCAATAAAAAAGAATTTAAATGTGAAAACGTAAAGGAAGCGATAGAAACAGGTCGCACATCAAAAAAAGGAGATAAGGCTGATGTTGTTCTTAAAGGAAATAAAAAATATAAGATATCTATTAAAGAGGATAGTGCTGAACACTGGAGCTCTGCAGACAAGACTCATTTAAAAGAAGCTGGTAAAATAATAAAGGACTTAATAGCCAAGGATAAAGTTAAGTTAATAAAAAAACAAGGACACTTTAAACTTTCTGCTAGCATTGCTAAAAAAGCCACACCAGAAGAAAGTCAGAAATTTATTTTTGGGAATGATCTAAAAGAAGGAGATAGCGCTATTATAACAAAAACCTTTAAAGACTCTGACTTTGAATTTGATGACGCTACAAATACTTTAACTGTCAACTGTTCTAGTATTATTGAAAACTTGAATGACATTACAGATGAAAAACAAGTCTATATTTTAATAAGAAACGATTCTAGACGTAACCTCGATACTGACTTACCTGGTATCAGAGTATTGGCTGTTTATAAGAAGAGAGTTAAATCACCTAAAGTAATTAAAGTTTCTTAAGCTGGATTTCCGTTTTTTTAATTTTATCGCCTGGCTTAAAGTGTTTACCTTTATTTTTTACTTCTATCTCAACTAAATTACCTGCTGTCCTTTTACCGTCCTTTATCTTTTTAACACTCTTTACCTTACCTTTGGCATTACGCTCTTTACAAGATGGGTTAATATCTTTAACTGTATCACCCTTTTTTAGTTCATTAGCCTCTACATTGCAACCTTCAATAAGGTTAGAAACTAAGTTATTAAAATTAAGCATGTTTATATTTATTCTGGCCAGATGTATTCTAGGTTATCTGGTGTATTAGGAAATTTTGGTCTATAGAAGTCCGGTTGCTTTTGTATGAGCATAGATCTATGAGATTTATGAAAATCTTCATTACCTACAAAATTTGGATATACTGTAGGTTTTGAGTGATCATAATGACTAGAAATTTTTTCGTAGCAGGTATCTTTGTAACCTCTAGATTTCCATTCATTACAAATTACTTGCCCGTAATGAACTAAAGCGTTTGAGTAGTTATGCCACATCTTTCTACAAGGGTGATTTTTCCACCCTCTAATAGGCTCGTTATTATTAATTTTTTGTATACTGTTTAAGAGCTGTAACACTTCAACCCTTTGTTTACCTAGACGTTTCATGTCTAGTACCTTGGCTGACTCTTCAAAACTTTTGTATGGTAGAAAAACTTGCATCATAGTATATGATAAATAGTATGTATGGAAATACAAGACATTTTTAATAAAATTATTAAATCAAAAATTGGACATTACTCTGGAGCTGGTGTTATATTTTTTGATGGTAAAAAGGTTTTGGTTTTAAAAAAGCCAAACAAGTGCTGGGGCTTTCCTGGAGGTAAGCCTAATGAAGGTGAAGCTCCGGAGCAAACTGCTAGGCGAGAATCAGAAGAAGAGATTGGCAGTTGCCCAGGTAAATTTATAAAAGAATTACCATTAAAAAATGATAGTAGAATGTTTTATTCTTTTATTAGCCTTGTAGATAAACCTTTTGATGTTAGTATTTCAGATGAACACTTGGCATACGACTGGGTAGATTATACTAGATTAAAAAAAATTAAATTACAAAAATACGTTTATAAATTTTTAAAACATATTATAGAAAATCTAGATGAAGTTAATAGAGATATTGACTTATAATAAAAATAATATAATATAACAATATGACAAGACATTATTCTACAAAAGTTATTGAATTGGGTTCAACTGCGTTCAGGCAACCAAACGCTAAAAGCCATTGCAGTAAAGTACATGGTTATCAACTCAAGGCTAAGCTTTGGTTTGGAGCTAATGAGCTTAATGAATGTAATTGGGTGTTCGATTTTTCTGATCTTAAAGAACTTAAAGAAAGTTTACAAAAAACTTTTGATCATAAATTAATTATTAGTAAAGATGATCCAGCGAAATCAGCTTTTAGAGAGCTAGAGAGGTATGGAGCAGTTGACATTGTAGTATTCGACGAGGGTGTTGGTATTGAAAAATTTGCAGAATTCGTCTTCAATAGTGCCGATAGCTACGTTAAATTTAAAACAAGCGGTAGAGTGTGGTGTGAAAAGGTGGAAGTATTTGAGCATGAGCTTAATTCAGCAATATACGAAAAGGAAGCTACAAAAAGTTTTAACGTAAAACAAGATATTACACCTATTAAAATAGATTTAAATAGCTTTATTGAGCCTACTCAGCCTCTTCAGGCTGGTGTAAATAACAACGCCGCACCGGTTGGTAACAACCGCTCTACAGGATGGTCGAATCCCTTTGCGGGGACCAGCTGGGGATCGTAGAAGGACAAGGTGTAATTGAGGACTTCTTATGCGCTGCTGCATGTAAAAGTGCAGCAGCGTTTTGCTTTTCTCTAAGATCTTTAAATGTTTTAACAATAAATTTGCAGATTTCAGATCTCATAATATCTTCTTCAGATAATTCTACACAGTAAATTCCTTTACTTTTTGCTTCTTCATTGTTGAAGGTGTTATAAATTTCTTGAAAACCTGATTTACCTGGAGGTAAATCGGACTGTGCAGGATCCCCACAAAATACAAATTTACTAAATTGACCAATTCTAGTCATTATAGTTTGTATTTCTGAAAAGACAGCGTTTTGCATTTCATCAGCAATAACAAAATTTACGTTATACGAAGCGCCTCTAAGATAGTTAACTGGTATAGGTTTGATTCTATCATCAATAAAGAGTCTCTTAATATCGCTCTCTTTTAAGAGCTCTTCCATCTTATCTACCATTGGAGCAGCAAAAGGTTTAAATTTATCTTCTGCCTCACCTGGAAGAGATCCTAGGCTTCTAGTTGCACTCTCTACAATAGATCTAACGTAAATAATTTCACTTACTCGTTTAGTTCCAAGTAATTTAAGAGCACAAAATACAGCTAGTAGAGACTTACTACAACCGGCCGGTCCATTTAAAAATACCACTTTAGTATCTTTATGGGTTATGAGTTCTATAATAGCTTTTTGCTTTTCCGTCCACTTAAGTTCTCTTGGTTTAATTTCGTAATTAATTTTATCTCTTTGGAAGACGTATGGTGTATTATCACCTGATAACGATACTACTGCAGTTCTAGTTGTTGTCTTTTTTACAGACCTCTCCTTAGTGTGACTTTTTTTACTCACAATTATATTTAGTCTTGATGTATGCAAGATATCGCATATAATAATAATATGATTGATATTGAGAGCAAATATTTGTTTTTGTCTGATGATAAGATTTTCTATACTATAGAAGGAGAGGGTGAGTATGTAGGTAAACCTTCTATTTTTATGAGACTGTCAATGTGTAATTTGACCTGTAAGGGGTTTGCTTCTGATGATTCACCGCATGGATGCGATTCTTTTGTTTCGTGGTCTGTAAAAAATAAAATGTCTTTTGAAGATATTTTTAAGTATATGGAAAACAATTTATACATAGAGCATTTAGAGAGAGGCGCCATCTTTAAGATTACTGGTGGTGAGCCAATTATACAAGAAAAGTCATTGCTTAATTTTATAAAAGTTTTTGTTGATAGGTATAATTTTATACCTAAGATTGATTTTGAGACTAACGCTACACTTGAACCGTCCCAAGAATGGATTTGGAGATATAACGCAACCTTTACTACATCTCCTAAACTTACCACTAATGGTGATCCAGAAAAGAAGACATATAAGCCTGATGTTCTTAACTGGCATATTAGAAATAAATCTGGGTTTAAATTTGTAATTAGTTCAGATAGGGATATAGAAGAAATTTGGAAAAAGTATGTAGTTAATGAGAATGTTAAAGTACCTGTTGATCGTATTTGGTTTATGCCTTGCTGTGGTTCCAGACAAGAGCATATTAAAAATGCTACTGCTGTTGCAGAATATGCAAAAGCGATGCATGTAAACTTTTCTCCTAGATTGCAATTAATAATTTGGGATTTAGCTTTGCGTGTGTAGAGGAACACAGGACCAACCTAAATGTCTCCAAGTTTTACCTTTCCAGCCTTATTCTTATTTGACGTTTAACAAAAATAGTATAAATAAAACACGCTTATAGCTCTCAAGGTTTAATAAATAAATATATGGCATTCGATAGAGATTCAAAAAGCATTTTTCTTAATTATTATAATAGTATTTTAGCTGAAAGAATGGACCCTTCTACCCTTGATGGACAGGCAGCTATAGCTGCAGCAGCTGCAGCAGCTGCTAAACCTCAACCAAAATTTAGAACAGCTACTCCAAATACTCCAGTTGTTCCCACCACCCCAGCTGCTAATAATATAAAAACAAATGTGACGAGTACTTCTGATCCAAACACTCAATTAGACGGGTCTAACCCAGCAGTTTCTTTTTTTAATAATATGGGCGTGCAGCACGATCTTCCCTTGGCGGGGTATTGGTCAACTTCAGCTCCTACAGCTGCACAACCTACATTTAACACTATGACTAACCCCATGAGTGTAACACCTGTACAGGTATCTGCACCTAAAGCGCAACCTACAGCTTCTTCTACAATGCAGCAAGCTGCGACTAATTTATCTAATTCTAATACTCAACAGCAAGTTCAACAAACTTCCGGTAAGGTACAACAACAAGCCCAGCTCGATGCATTTAAAAAAATGCATGGAACAGCCTTCAATCCTAACAGCTCCATGGATAGACGTAAGATGGCTCAAATGACTGGTCAAGCATCTGTAAGTGCAGCTATGCCCGGGGGAGGTAATAAACCAGGTCAAATAAAAACAGCAGCTCCTGCTGCCCCTACTGCTACTTCACCTGGAGGCAGCTACAATCCTAAAGCGCAAGTACAGAGAGCTGTACCAGCAAACTTACCCCCAGGTTATGCTGAAAGACAGAACAGTAAACTACCAGGTGTTTTAGGATCAGTTTCAAACTTCTTAGGAAGAGCAGGTGACACTGCTAAGAACGTGGCTACGGGAACAGCAGGGCAAGTTAACCCTGGTGGTAGTGCACGTTTTGGGTATCAATCAAAAACAGCGGCGCCTAAAGCACCTACAACACAAACAAAGACAACAGCAGCCCCTAAAGCCAAACCAACAAATCCTAAAGTAAGATAATTGCTTTTTTAAACGTGTATCATAAATACGTTCATGAATATTACAATTAGAACGGATGTTACCCCAGAAGTAGGCGAACCAAAAAGCATTGCAGTAGTTTTTAATTCGGAAAATCTTTTGAACATTGTTAAGACGAGTGGCATTGAAGCAGGTAACAGGGCAATTGATGGATTTGTTTCCAAATACACTCAAGATCTTAAGAAAGTTATTAGTGAAGTAATTAATAAGTAATTATGTGATTACCTTTAAGGCCTTTTTAAACGAAGTTACTCAACTAGATTCAAATAAAATTGTTAACGGTCAAGTACCTGACAATTTAATGAGACCTATTGATAGGCAGGGTAATAAGTTAGTTGGTTCTGCAGCTGCAGCTTTCGAAAGAGCTCAAAGAGATTGCCAGGCTAGTGTAGGTAAACCCCTAACACTAGCAGGCCCTAATAGTTCGTATCGTAATATTGACCAGCAGAATATGATTTTTAGACAGTATGGAGCTGGTCAAGCTGCTAGACCTGGTAGATCTAATCACGGGTTTGGATTATCTATTGATTTAACTAAAGATGAGTCTTGGGAGTGGTTTGTAAAAAACGGCGGTAAATATGGGTTTAAACAATTAAATTCTACTAACGAGAGACATCATTTTGATTATACAGGTAATGTAGCAGAGTATAGTGGAAAGCAAAAAGTTATGGGTGATGGTTCAGTTGCGCCACCTTCTACTCAAGGTTCACCTGAAGAACAAGAAGAACCAGAAGCAGCTATTGACGGGGTAGGTTCAAGTACTACCCCCGGGGGTAGTGATGTTGAGTCAAGCTCTGACTCAATACAAGGAGCATTGAATGCTATAAAGACTGGTATAAGTGATATTTTTGGCGCTTAATACTAAATAAATAAGTGCAATCATTTAAGCAATATATTTACGAAAATATTCTAGACAAAGAAAAGGTAGTAAGAGATTTACAAACTTTTTTACAAGGAGGTCTTAAACCGTACGCTGCTGATTTTGTTGCTGCAGGTGTAGAATATAATATAGATCCTTATCTTACTGCTTCTATAGCTATGCTCGAGACAGGTAGAGGTACATCTAGCTCCTTTAAAAGAAATAATAGTGTAGGAGGAGTTTGGGATCCAAAAACCAAAACCCATAAATATTATAGTAATGTTAAAAGTAGTATTTTTGATCAAGCAAGATTTTTAAAAAGCGGGTATATCAATCAAGGGCTAAATACAATACCTGAAATAGGGGCAAAGTACGCTCCCCCTGGAGCATCAAACGACCCTAAGGGTACCAATGCTCAATGGCCTCAGTATGTTTCTTCTTTTTATAAGCAAGCAACCGGTAGCGGTACACTGTTAGCAGGTGGATCATTTACAGGGCAAGGTTCACCTGCTATGTCACCAGCAGACTTTAAAAAGGCAGATTATGCAGCAGTTAATAATTTAAAGCCAGAAGAAGAAGATTTTAGTATTGTAGGTGCTTTGGATAAAATTAAAAGTGGCTTTTTAGATATTTTTTCTACCTAACGACATAAATAAAAAATATGACTAGAGATGATACAGTACTTTTTAAAAATTATAGATCTATTTATTTAACAGAACAAAACTCAAGTATCCCCGGTCCTACTCCTTCAGGTTCACCTTCACCACCAGAAGGACCACAAAAGTCGCCTGGTGATCAAGATTTGAATAACATGATTAGTGGTGCGTGGTTTGTTGCTCAAGTAATAGACCCTACAGGTGTCCTTTCTTATGGAGATTTAATTAAACAAGCAAAGAGATGGAATAATGACCCCTCATATATTAATACAGTTTTACTTGGTATTTGTATTTACTGCGCTTTTCCTAATTTTGGAATACTTGCGGCAGGCTTTGGTGGAGCTGCTTGGGCAGGAATAAAAGCAGGCTTACAAAAAGCTGTTAGAAAAGCTGCTGAAACAGGAAATTTCAATAATGTATTGTCAGAGTTTGACAAATTACTTAGTATGGTTCAAAGATCTAAATGGGCTACTAACTTCGTAACACAAAAACTTGAGGGATTTAAAAAAGCAGGGGTAATTAATCAAGCAGGTTATGAAGATTTATTTCACGCATTAACTAAAAAAGAAGCCACATTGAACAACATAGCATACAGGGATAATATAGTAAAAAGTTTAAAGGACGTTAGTTCTTTTAATCTACCTAATACTGCGGAAAATTTAACGAAGATGGGTAAGAATTTTTTAAAACCTAGTACAAACGCTGGACAAAGAATAAGATCTGCTACAGGTAAAGGGATTACCCAAACTATTGAAAAAAACCCTGAGTACTCAGGTAAGGTAGGTTATAGAAAACAAATAAGTTTATCTCAATATGAAAAAGCTTATAACAAACCTTTTAAATTAGAAGACGGAACAACTCCAAAAGTAGGCGATGTTGTTGATGATAATAATAAAGAAAACGCAATAAGCTATGTGATAGTTCCATAAAAAATGACAATTAAACCTTACAGACAAACAAAAGTTATTTTTTACCCAAAAACCCCTTTACCTTTAAATGAGGGGCTTTTAACTGAAGATGAACTTCCACCTGAAACTGCAGTTTTTTATAATAAAGAAAAAAATAATAAAGCTAAAGAAAATAAATCTATCGTTGTTAATAAGGCAGATAGTGTTCCCCCTGAGGATAATACTTTTACCTCTTCAAAATCTAATAATAATTTTTTTGATAGCTTTTCAAGTCTTTCAGATTCTTTACCTAAACCAAATGAAACTTTTTATAAATATGTTGATACTAACAAATCATCTAGTACTTCTTCTAGTAAACCGCCAGATACACAACCTTTCAATCTTGATACTAAAGAAGATAGTTTTTCTCTGAAATCTAATCCATCTCAAGAAAACGATGCGGAATTTACACAAAGATTAAATAAGCAATTTGATATAAAGGAACCAGAATCTGGAGAAGCTAAACCAGAAAATACTAGTACTTCTTCTAGTAAACCGCCAGATACACAACCTTTCAATCTTGATACTAAAGAAGATAGTTTTTCTCTGAAATCTAATCCATCTCAAGAAAACGATGCGGAATTTATACAAAGATTAAATAAGCAATTTGATATAAAGGAACCAGAATCTGGAGAAGCTAAACCAGAAAATACTAGTAATGATAACTATTCTAAAGATTACAAGGGTGTATCAATTGTAGAGTTTTTACAACAAAGTGGGAAACCTAGCGACATTGAAGCTAGAAGAAAATTAGCTGTAAGTATGGGTATTGTAAATACACCTGAAGAGTATACAGGAACTGCACAGCAAAATACAAGCTTATTAAAGGCTTTAAGAAGCGGAAAGGAATATTCTGATGGAGTAGGGGTTAGAAAAGCTCAACCGGTAAAATCCTCTACAACCCCAGCTGGAGGAAAAGGACCTACAATAAGGTACAATAGAAGAGAGTATCCTGCTTATATTGATATGGGCGGGGGTAAGTTTCGCCCTGCTAGACAAGAAGAATTAGATAACCCAAACATGCAACTTTATATTCCTAACCCTACAAAAGGTCAACAAGAATATCAAAAATCTAACTTCGTTAAAGTTAGAAGGGAAGGGTCTGCTATAAGACCACAATCACAATTTACAGGAGCTGCTGGATCATTATCCAACTTCTTTGGTGATGTGGGTAATTCTCTTGCTAAACCTTTTAGAAAATAATTGATTTTTTAAAGTGGTATACTAATATAATTGCATGAGAATTGCATTTTCCGGGGCGGCGTGTACAGGTAAGACAACTACTATCAAAGCTTTTTTAAAACAGTGGCCTAATTACAAGCTTATTAAGAGTGATTATAGGAAGATTGTTAAAGAAACTACTAATCATAATAAGAATGTAAATGCAGAAACTCAAGGTAAGATTTTAGATATTCTTTGTTCTGACGTAAAACCCTATACTTTGCATGATAGAGTAGTATACGATAGATGTCCCCTTGATAATTTAGTGTATTCTATGTGGGCAAATGACAAAGGTAATAAAGAATTTACTAAAGAGTTTATGGTTAATACCATTAAGAAGGTCAAGGAATCGATGAGAAGTCTTGATATTATATTTGTTTGCTTTAGAGATCTAATGCCTCCTGTTATTGAAGATAATGATACAAGAGAAACAGACCCTGTCTTTATTAGCGAAACTAATAATTTGTTTAGAGCACTTCATAAAACAACACAAAATGAAAAAAAAGAAACACCTTTCTTTTTGCAAAAAGATGATTCACCTATTTTAATTGAACTACATGGGACAACAGAAGAGCGTATTGCTCAAATAGGTCTGTATGTAACTTCAGATGGGGATTGCTTTGGTGAAGATCAATCATTAATTAATATGGATCAATTAAGTAAGATGAAGGGTATTCTTGCAGATCAAAAAGAATTTCTAGCAGAAGAAGATAAAGCAAAACCTCCAATCATTAAATTGACATAAATAACTATGTGAAAATGTACGATAAGAGTTTCTACAATTTAATGGAAAATTTTGGTAGCATTCTTTATAAGAAAAGAATGTTTTACCCTAGAAACTTTAGTTTATCTCCTGAATTTACAAGCGCATTAAAAAAAGAAATTAAAAGACTTAAGACAGAGAATTTAAAGAATAATCAAATTGTAGATAAGCTATCCAAGTGTCTTCACTTTCTAGTTAAAGAAAATTAAATTAAAGATACTTTGTATTGAAAAATATCTGTACTTTCTGCAACTTGAGCAGTAGATACACCTAAAGTATAGGTAAATAAGTTATTGTTTCGTTCCTTATATATCAACCTCCAGCCAAATCCTTTATAATATGTATCACAAGTTACTATTACATTAAAGGTAGATAGGGTGGGAGAAATAGAAGTTATAGTAATTTCTGTAGCAGTAAAAGGAGAAGAAAGAGTAAAAGAGCCTACATTAGGGGTTGTAAGCATCGTGCTCAATTCCGCTACAGCAGTTTCTAACGTAGCAGAAAGTTCTAAAACGTATGTAGCTAAAGAATTTAAGCTAGAACTTAATGAAATTGTTTCAGAGCTTAAAGAAAAAACAGAAGTAGAAAGTGTTTTAATTCTTGTATCTAAAGGTGTATAAAAACTAGTATTATTAGGACCTATTACAAAATCATTAAAGTTTAATTTTTTAGTACCTACTGTATCTTCTACAACTAAAAAATTACCTGGTAAAATTTGTTCAACAGGCGGTAACGCTTTAATATTAGTTGTATTATAAAGATTCATATAATTAAAAATTATTTATGTAGATTTTACAGTTATTTACATTAAAATACTATTATGATTTTTGTAGGCATTGTAACTTGTAATCGTTTAGATTTTTTTAAAAATTGCTATAATTCTGTTCTAGAAGCCAATAATGTTGATGTCTTGGCTGTTTGCAACGATGATAATCAAAGTCAAGAGTTGTTAGATATTATCAATAAGGATACAATTTTAATACAACATGAAGAGAATAAAGGCGTTGGTATTAGTAAAAATGATTTACTTAAAAAAGCTTTGAGTATACCCGAAGTAGAGCATATCTTTATTCTGGAAGATGATATGATTGTAAAAGACTCTAGTGTATTTGATACATATATTAAAGCAGCAAAAAAATCTGGTATATATCATCTCAACTATGGACCGGGTAGCCCATTTAATAGAAAGCAAGATTTTGAGTTTGATTTGCATAACAGACATGAATGTAAGCAAGATACATCTTTAAATCCAAAGTTAACTGTAGATTATGGTGATGGTGTTAAAGTTGTTTTTTATGAACATTCAGTGGCCATGTTATCTTACTTTCATAGATCGGTCCTAGAAGAGGTAGGATTACATGATGAAAAGTTTTTTAATGCGTGGGAGCATGTTGATTTAACTTATAGAATTATCAAAGCTGGTTATCATCCACCTTTCTGGTGGTTTGCTGATGTTGCAGATAGTGATAGACTTATTAGTGAAGCACCGACTGCTATTGAGAACAGTAGTATTGCAAAAGATACAGAGCAATGGAAAAAAAACGTTTACGAAGGTCGTGAGATTTATAAGAATAAACACGGTCATTATCCAAATATGCCACCTGTTTCAGATAAGGAAAATACTCTAAAGCACATCAAGAGACTTAAAAGACGCTCAAAGCTTTTGGAATTAGAGAAGCAAAATAAAGTGGGGGATAATTTACCTAATATATCTCAAATTCAAGAAGAGTTTGATGAGTTAATTAACTTTTATAAAGCATTAAAACCAAAGAATGTTTTAGAGATAGGATCTTTACTAGGATGGTCTTTAAGAAACTTTATTTTTAACTCCCCGGAGAGCACCAATATTATCTCAATTGATTTGCCTGTGAGAGAGTTTGTAGGTCCTATGGATCATAGAGTTGATCAACAAGAGTATGGTCAAATGATATTGTGGAAGAAATGGGCTAAACAAAATAAGGTAAATTTATTTGTACTACCAGAGCTTTCGCTAGAAAAAAATACTCTTGAAAAAGTTAAAAGTATTACACCGGAATTAGATTTTCTTTTTATAGATGGTAACCATATGTATGAGGCTATAAAATATGATTTTGAAACCTATTCGACATTAGTTAGACCAGGTGGTATAATAGCTTTTCACGATATTGCAGTAAATGAAGAGGGTGGTGGTAGTAAATTCTGGAATGAAATAAAACATAATTATAAACATAAAGAGATACTAAAATCTCCTACAGGTAAAATGGGTATAGGTGTATTAATGAAATGAATACATTTGATTACGTTTTTGTTATAAATCTAGATAGGCGAAAAGATCGCTGGGAACTTATAACAAATCAATTATCTAAAGTAGGTATTATAGCTGAGCGTGTTAGCGGGGTTGATGGAGATTTACTCGATCCAGATCCTAAGATCGGTAATGATTGGAACCATAAGGGTCAAGCAGGTTGTGTTCTTTCACATAGAAAAGTAATTAGTATGGCCAAAGATAGAGGGTACCAAAATATTTTAGTAATTGAAGATGATAATATTTTTATAGAAAATTTTAATAATTTATTTAAAGGTTATTGGAAGCAAGTACCTAATAATTGGGATCTTTTATACTTTGGAGGAAGTCATTTAGGAGCTCTTAAACCGGTCAACGTAAATATAGGCAGGTGTACTAAGTCTCTTACCACAAACATGTACGCAATGAAGAATACATTGTTTGATACAGTTTTAAGTTTAATACCTGATAACGATAAGGACCTAGAGATGCCTATAGATGTTTATTTTTCTGTTATTCAAGAGCGAGTTAAACAATTCAACTGCTATGTTTTTAAACCACATTTAGTTTGGCAAGATAGTATCTTTTCAGATATTGAAAAAAAATCACAAGATCTTCTACATCTCAGACCAAATTTTGCAAAAATGTCTTTAATTATTTCTTCTTGTAACCAAAAAGAAAGATTAAGATATAGTCTTAAATCAGCATGCTTACAAAATTATTATAATTATGAGGTTATTGTTGCTGATGACAACAGTACTGATGGTTCTATAGAAATGATCAGGGATGAGTTCCCTGGGGTATTATTATCCATAAATCCTCACAGTAAAGCAGGTACATATACATTAGCTCAAAATTGGAACACTGCAGCTAACTTTTGTGCTACAGGTAGTAGACTTATCTTTACTAACGCTGACTGTATTTTACCAAGTAATTATGTTAATAGTCATGCTGATCCAGTAATGCAGAATGATATAATATTTGGACCTAACGAGCGTACAGATGAAAGTATAGATAGTTTACTTAAACAAGATTTAAAACCGGGACAACTATTAGAAAATTACAACAAAGTAAGTATATCAGGTATAACGAAAGATCTTAGACATGATAATTCTGCTTACACATATAACAAAGTTTATAGTTATTACTACCCCTGGGGTAATAATATGTCGGTACCTGCTGATAAGTTTTATGAAGTAGGTGGGTTTCCTAAGCTAAAAGAGTATGGTGGGGAAGAAATTTTACTATCTAAAAAACTGGCAACTAGGAAAGGTTTAGTTATAAAATCTAATGTGAATACAAAAAATATACATTTATGGCACCCTGTAATTAATAAGATGAATAAACCTTTTAATGAGCATGAACATGAGGATTATATTAACTCTTAATGTATGATCACTTACAAAAGATTAGGTACTAACGGTGAATTCGGTAATCAGTTATTTCAAATAGCTGCAACTATAGGGTACGCTGATAAAATAAATCAAGATTATGTTTTTCCTATATGGAAGAACATGTTTAATAATGACGAATATTCAAAATATTTTAAAAACAGTATACTTCAATCTAATTCAATAGATAATAATTTTACAAATTATACAGAGAGTACTTTAAAATATGAAGAAATACCAACCAACATTGGTAATAACGTAAATTTGTTAGGTTATTTTCAGAGTGAAAAGTATTTCAAGAATGTAAGTAAAATAATTTGTAATTTGCTAGAACCTAATCAAGAAATTTTTAATAAAATAACAAAGTTAAATTTTAATAACTCCGTGTGTTTGCAGTTAAGGTTTTATGATGGAAGTAGGACATCTTACAATACTAACGGTATTAATACTGATGCAGGTTATAGTCTATATTATTCACCTGGAGAAAATATAGACTACCTAGTAAAGTCGATTAAGTATTTTGGTAAAGATAAGACCTATTATGTTACTTCAAATAACATAGATAAAGCTAAAAAAATGTTTGGTAAGTATGATAATTTTTTCTTTCTAGAAAATTATAATTATATTGAACAATTTTTTATTCAAACATTATGCGAGCATAATATTATAACTAACTCTTCTTTTGGATGGTGGGGAGCTTATTTAAATAAGAATGATCAAAAAAAAGTTTATGCCCCTGAAAAATGGTTTAAAGTCAAAGATAGCTTTCATGACTCTAGAGATATTTTTGTTGAATCTTGGAATATTTTATGAACAAAATTAATTTAACAGACTGTACTTTTATTATTCCTTTAAAGGTTGACAGCTATGATAGAGAACAAAATTTTTTATTTTGTATTAATTATCTAACTAAAAATTTTGATACCAATATTATAATTACTGAAACGAGTGATAATAATAGTTTAATTTTAAACAAAAAATATAGAGAGCTAATTAACAAAAATAATATTTTATTAATAGAAAAAGATAGTGAGAAAGTATTTCACAGAACAAAATACTTAAATGAAATGCTTAATATGGTTAAGACCTCAGTAACTATTAATTATGATATTGATGTTTTCTTACCTAAAAAAAATTACTCTAAAGCAAGGGATTTAATTTTAATAGATAATTTTGATTTAGTTTACCCCTATACTACTAAAAGTTGGTACCAATATAAAGTACCTCAAGCTTACAGAGACATAATATTAAAAGATAATTTACAAGATATTAATTTTAATAAATTAATAAAACATACAACTGAGCATGGTCACTTGCAATTCTTTAACACCGCATCTTATAAGCAAGGTTATGGAGAAAATGAAGATTTTATTTCTTATGGACCTGAAGACAAGGAAAGATATTTTAGATTTAATAAGTTAGGGTTTAAAATAACTGATTTAAAAGACGGAGAATACGTTTTTCATTTAGAGCATTATAGAGGACTAGATTCTGGCCATCACGATAACTATGAAAATAATGAAAAAATATGGAGTAAAATACAGAGTTTTTCCGATAGTGAATTCTTAAATTATTATAAACAAAAATGAGTGTGCATTCTGTATCAATTTGTATACCAACTTATGAGATGGGTGGAACAGGTTTAAAGTATCTAGATCATTCTTTTTCTAAACTAAAAGAACAAACGATTAATAATTTTGAAGTTGTAATATCTGATCACAGTCTAGATGATTCTATAAAAAAACTATGTAATAGTTGGGTAGATCAATTAAACATAAGATATTATAATTTTAAAGAAAATAGAGGTAATTCTTCCGCTAATTTAAACAACAGTATAAAACTAGCAGAAGGTGATATTATTAAAATATTGTTTCAAGACGATTTTTTTTATGATCCTAATAGTCTTAAAAACGAATTAAATGTACTATTAAATAGCAATAGTAAATGGGCTGCGACTTCATGCTATCATACCGATGACGGGGTTAAATTTTATAGACTATATCACCCTACTTATAATGATAATGTAGTATATGGAGACAATACTATTAGTTCACCAAGTGTAATAATGCTATTTAAAGATAGTTTTTTACAGTTTGATGAAAACTTAATATGGTTAATGGATTGTGATTTTTATAGAAGAATGTATGATAATTACGGTGTACCTGCCTTGGGTAATACCCCTACTGTAGTAAATAGAAATCACCCTAAACAAATAACTCGTCTTATTGCTAATCAGGAATTAAGAGATAAAGAGTTTAAATATATAAAAGAAAAATATGAGTAATAATTTAACAGAACTAGCTAATAAGTATAAATCAGATAAGGGAACAGAGTATGGATCAAAGCACGGCTTTACATTAATTTATGAAAAATACTTTAATAAATTAAAAAACGATTATATTAATATTCTAGAAATAGGGATAAATGATGGTTCTTCTCTTAAAATGTGGTATGAGTATTTTATAAATGCAAAAATTTTAGGGCTAGATATCAATAATAAAAGTAGTTTTAACAACGAAAGAATTAAATGTAATGTATTGGATCAATCCAAAAAAGAACAATTATATCAATTTGCAAATAAAAATAAAATTTTGTTTGATATTATTATTGATGATGGTAGCCATCACATTTCTGATCAACAATTAACTTTAGGCTTTTTATTTCCCATGCTTAAACCCGGTGGCATTTATATAGTAGAAGATCTACACACTTCTTTATGCAATCCGGGTACAGATGTATACGGTAGACCTATGGAGAATAATACTGATGGCAGCAATACTACTTTAAACCTTTTAAAAACTAAGCCATTTAAAAGTATTTTCTTAGATAAAGAACAGAGTTTATATATTGAAAATAATATAAAAGATATTAATATATATGAATCAGAAAATAAAAATGTGCAGTTAGATTATAAATTTAAAAGCATTACCTCAATTATAATTAAAAATGAATAACAGAATACAAGAATTGCTCACAACTCCGAGAATGTACTACAGTACATTAGTACCTCAAAATTACCTTAAAGGTCTTTATGATCTTATAAAAGGAAATGTAACTGACAAAACTGTTATGGTTGAGATTGGTTCCTTTTCTGGAATCTCTTCAGAACTCTTTGCTATGCATTGTAAAGAGCTTAATTGTGTTGATAGATGGTAATCGTATAAGGAAATTAATACACCGGAAATAGTTGAAGGTGAGAAGAGATTCGACTTACTTAAAGAAAAATACTCTAATATTAATAAAATTAAATCTAGCAGTGAAGATGTATCAAAATTATTTAACGATAAAAGCTTAGACATGGTTTATATTGATGCTGCACATGACTACGAGAATGTCAAAAAAGATATTTTAGTTTGGTTACCAAAAGTAAAACAAGGTGGTATAATTGCTGGTCATGATGTTATTATAGGAGGGGTTAAACAAGCAGTAGTAGAAATTTTTGGTAATTATAAACAGTTTGAAAATACGTCCTGGTTAATTGTAAAAAATTAATATGAGTAAGGTTATTAGACGCAGCTTTCTACTAAATTTGCTTCCGCTTCTCTCCTCTCTAATAGACCATCTAAACCTTTACCTATCCATATTCTTTTCATGTTACGCAACTCTTTAGCTATTTGTTTGTAATTTTTACTTGGTATTATTTCTTTTATATTTACCATTTCTTTTCTTGACTCACCTTTAAGACTAGTTCCTCTATTAAAGACTAAGGATATTATAGCCCCATAAGCATCAGGATCTAATTCTGACAATCCAGGAAATGCTCTTTCAGCTAGCTTGGTAAATTTTGGCCAGGTTAAAGTATTAAAAATATCTAAAGCTTTTTCCCAGGTAACAACAATGTCAGCAGCTCTCAATTTTTTGGTATACTCTCTCCCTCTCTCGCCTGTTTTGCCAGATGCCTCTTTTATCAAATTTAATTGCTCGCTATTTAAAAAGGAAAAAATATTAGCTAATTCTTCAGGAGTATAATAAGCACAATCTACCCCTATTGCTATAGTAGGTCCAGAAGCTCCACCAGGCCAAGTAAATTTAGATAGATACTTTTCATAGTAAAACTTACCACCCCCTACTTCATACTTAAGAAGTAAATCTAATGTTTTTTCAGATGGTTTAATAGAGTTCATAATCTTCATCTTTTATGTTTGTTTGTATTACAGTTATATCTTCCTTAATTACTGTATTTTGACCATGTAAATTAACACTACTGTTTGATTGCATTCTATAATCTAAAACCGTTTGTACTCCCAGATAACTTGCAATTATTACTGCTAAGATTTTAATAGTTTCTGTAAATATGGTTACAAAAGGAACAGTTAAACTAGGAGAAGTAGCAGTTAAAAACAAAACTACAATACTAGCAACGTAAAACAAAGCAAGAATAATTACTGAGCAAAACACAACATAAAATTTCTTAGATGCAAGGAAGTTTATTTTACTTAAATTTTCTGTATACTCAGGTGGAGTATTGGGAGGTACTTTACCACTAGTAAGCATAGCACTCGCTGTTTTTGTTATATCAACTATTTTCTCCCACATATTAAAGTATTCCCTTTATTCTTAGATATGTTGCCCCGCCCATAGCAGCTAGAAGTAGTACTATTACAATATTTCTTTGCAAAATAGCTAAATCTTTTTCTACCAATTTTTTCTGCATTATATTCAAATCTTTTATCATTTTATCGTTATATTCCATTTGACGTATTATTTCCTGATCTACTAATTGCTTTGTCTCGAATAAATTTTTATTATCTTTCTCTATTTGATCATATGTTTCTTTATCTTTTAAAAGCTGCTGATATTCTTCTGAGCTAACTACAACAACAGTGTCACCTCTATATTTTTCTGGAATTATTAAAACCCTTTGTTTGTTTATAAAAGTTGGACTTGCTTTACTTTGACTTGAAATAACATTAATAGTTTTTTTGTAAACAGGTTTAATATCTATTCTTTGTTTTGGCGGCTTTACTATTCTTACTGACTCACTAGTATATGTATCTGCTAAATCTAATCTAGCATTATCTAAAGAATCTTTTGTTGCATACACAGAACGTGATAATGCTTCTGATTGCTTTTCTGTATATATAGTACAGGAAGGTAAGCAAAAGCAAAAAAATATTAAGAACAGAAATACTCTTTTCATATAACTATTTATGTATATGTTCGAGTTTATTGTGTACAGTACTTTGTCCTATATCTATTCTTAGGATTTATCAGACTTGAGCATTTAATGGGCCAATCTTGTTAACTACCCAGTTTTTTCCTTCTGCTATTAAAGAATTAGCACCACTAGTACCGGGATTGGAATATATATCAATATTACCAGATGTAGAGCTTGTACGATCCTGTAAATTATTAAATAAAGTATCTAAATCGGAAATATTAAAGTTACAATAGCCTATATTAATTGAACTTAGGTTTACATCATTAGTAACATTTAAAGAACTTATGTTATTTCCTTCTAAATTAACTGTATTTAAAAGAGTAAGCCCACTAAGCGTTACTGTATTTAATTGATTTCCACTTGCATCAAGATCTGTTAAAACGGAGCATGATATAATATCAAGAGATAAGAGATTATTAGTAGAACAGTCTAAGATATCTAAAGATGTACAATTGTAAACATTTAAACTAGAAATACCGTTATCTTTAAGTCTTAAAAATGTTAGATTAGAGCAGCTCGAAAAGTTAACATCTCCATTTGCAGTATTATAACTACTTTCAAATGTCAATAGCGCGCTTTTAGGTCTCAACAATATTTGTGTAGAGTTATTAATAACTTCAATACTACCGGTATCAGTATAAGAGAAAGTAGGTAGTGTAGAGAAATTATCCCATACTAAAGAAAAAGGAGTTGGATTTGATGGTGTAATTGTGGGAGTTAAGCTAGGAGTTACAGATGGCGTTTTGGAGGGAGTTACAGATGGTGTTTTAGAGGGAGTTAAGCTAGGCGTTTCTGAAGGAGTTACAGATGGTGTTTTAGAGGGAGTTAAGCTAGGTGTTTCTGTAGGTGTCGGTGTCGGAGTTACTGTAGGAGTCACAGAAGGGGTCTCTGAAGGGGTCTCTGAAGGGGTTACAGAAGGTGTTAAAGTTGGTGTAATACTAGGGGTAGGGGTTGGCGTAGGAGAAGGAAAAACAACGTTGTTTAATTCCTTAACCATAAAGGATAACTGAGTTATTGCATCTTGTACGTTCTGACCTACTATAATATTATCAATACCTGCTGTATTGTCGTAAAAAACATTTCTTGAATTTATTGTAATATTTTCAACAATAGTTATAATTAAAAGAGATAAGTCCGACTGAGTTAAATTATAACAGCTATCTATTAAATCCTGAAAATCGTTTTGATCAGGTAAATCTCCTGTTTCGAATTTTGATTTTAAATATTCAATAGTCTGTAAGGCCATGAATATATTTAATCATTCTTATAAAATAATACTATAAAAAATAAAAAAAATGGCGGAACGAGAAGGATTTGAACCTTCGGAGGTTTTTAGTCCTCGGAGCTTTAGCAAAGCTCTGCCTTCGGCCGCTCAGCCATCGTTCCAAATTGGTGGAGGTGAGGGGATTCGAACCCCTGTCTTTACAATATCTTCTAAAAGGTACTACATGCTTAGATGAATTTGACATTTTTTGACTAAAGGCTGTCTTGGCTCATCGACCATCTTTTAAAGTCTGCCTACATACGTGATCAGGTCGTATGTTCCCTCTGTATTAGTTTTTCTATGATCTCTAACAGTTCATCAAAACCTCTGCGTTTCAAAATAGATTTAGAGGATCCTCTATTAGGCTTTTAGGCTGCGAGTTCGTACTCATCTTCACAACCAACGAGAAACTCGTCAGCGTGATTGATGATGTATTCAGCTTCAGCTAAAAGATCAGAAGTATTATCCTCTGCATTTAGGTTTTTAATCGATTTTTATAGAGGCCATCGATTAACCTCTGCATGCACTCTTAGGTTTCAATTATAAATCGAAAACCAGTACACCCCCAAATTATCAAAGATCTTTTTTTATTTATAAAAATTATAACTGATACCTAAATTAAGGCAAGGCTTTTTAATAAATATCTTTATGCCCATTGTTTTTAATAAAATCGATACTTTTCAAACAAGAATAGCCCAATCCTATGTAAATTTAACACAAGCTGATAGTACCTCTTACCCTGCTACATCCGTTATTACAATTGATAGGCCTGAATGGGATGCTGGTGCAGAAGCATTGACTGCAGTTAATATTTACGATCAATGGGCTCTCAGAGTAGTTTTATAACATTATAAAAAAAAGAGAGAGAAATTTCTCCCTCTCTCTTTTACCTATCACTCTTACTACCTAAATTTTAGGCAACTTGAAGTCCGTTCTTACGGATAGCGCGCGTAAAATCGCGAGCATCTACGCGGCGGATATCCTTGGAGTACTGATTAGTACGCTCAAGAACATTAACACGCTTAACGGTAAATTCACCGTTACGATCACGCTCAATCTTCGCGAAGAAGGTTTTTGAGCGGAGGTTTTTGTTGTTGTAATCAATCATGTTTTGGTTGTTGTTTCCTTTCATACACCTATTATAAGGTAAAATAATAATATATCAACTTTATTTTTTTATAGACTAAATAAAAATATGATATTTGATAGAAAGATAGAGAGTCTTATTAATATGTATAGATCTGAAGATCAGATTACAGAAGCAGAAAGCTTTATACCTCAACAAATTCACAATTTATTTAAAGGTGATATTTCTAGTAAAATTTTTAATACAAAGTTTTCTACTTTATTCAAAAATCTTAATTTAAATGTTGAAGTACCACCAGAAAATGACTTAACATGGAATGAACTTTCTAATTTTGATAGCTGGACTGATTTACCTGCATGGGTTTATAATACAATTGCTGTATTTGAACCTACAGGAATTCTATCTTGGCCTGCATTTGTTGAGGCAATAAATGAATATGATAAAAACCAGGGACCTTGGAACACAATATTTCTAGTACTAGCTGCTTTATCTATAATACCCGTAGGAGGTAAACCTGCGACACTTATATGGGGTACATTAAAATTACTGATGATGCCAATAAAGTTTATGGCTAAATTAGTTCCAGGGGGAAAATCACTAGGTAACATGGTAGAAAATGTAACAGATTGGTTTAGATCAAATCCAAAAGCAGTAGAAAATATTTCTATTAATAGTGTTAAGTCTTTAGATAAAATAAGTACCTCAAGCGGTAAAAAAGCATCAGAAGTTTACATTAATTTCTTAAGAAGACATAAATTGTTACCAGAAAGGGAAATTGTAAAACTTGAAAAATTAATTAAACAAGCGGAAGTTCCTATATCTAAACAAGCAGAAAAAGCGGCTTTAGCAGTTGATGATGCTGCAAAATTAAAAACAGCAAAACAAACTATAGTTCCAGATGATGCAGCAAAAATAAAAGCAGCAAAAATAAAAGCAGCAAAAAAAGCAAAGGCTGCAGCAAAAATAATAAAACCGTCTAGATTTGGTAAGGAATTATTACCAGCAGTAGTAGGTGGTGCGAGAATGGCTAATTCAATAAAAGAACCTTTAGACGCTGAGATAGAAAGAAATGCTGCAGAGGGTCAATCCCTTATAGATACTTTGAAGAAGTTAGGTGCAGCAAGTAAAAATAAACATACCTTACAGAGAAGACCTGGTTTTGCTTCCGGTAAGATAGGTGATATAAGACCTGGTGGTTCTTTTTAATTAAAAAAAGCTTTCTTAAGCAAATCTTTAATATAATTATTAAAATTTTCTTTTAAAGTAGAAGTCTTCTTACCTTTGGCTTTCTTGATAGCCTTGTCTCTAGAACCTTTGAACTTTTGTTCTGGTGTTTTTACTCTACCGTCTTTATCGTAGTCTTTCTTAGCTTTAGCAGCCTCAGTAAGCTTTTTGCCTTTAACAACCTTATCTTTACCACTGCCTGGCTTTGATTTGCCAGCTTTACCTGTTTTATTATATTTTTTCATTTCTGTTTCTTTATTTTTTGAAACTGTTTTTTTGGATGATTGCTTTTTAAATGGCATAATAAATTTATTTATAGCTTCTTAAAGCATTTTCTATATAAGTTTAAAATATCCTCTTCTGTTAATCCCATCTGTCTTAAAAACGTTTCAATAAAACCTATGTCTTTTGAGTTTAATAATTGCAGCACATCAGGGTCATCCTTTGTTTTTCCTTTTTCTATTACTTTATCTAATATTGCCTTTTTAAGTAGAGTCAATCTAGAGTAGTTTACTTGCGGTACTTCTTCTAATTTGTCCTGGGGTATTTCCTCTATATTATTACTACTAACTGTTTGTATAGGATTATAACCGGGAGGTACGTTTACTATAAAAATTTTAAATTGTGATCCTCCGCTATCATGACATTCCTGTAAAATGTAACCTTCATAATTTGGACTATATAAAGCACCAAGCTTTTCTGCCCAGACGGGGTCAACCTTAATTCGCACTTTCTTTAAACTTTTATCCTCAAACACGGATTTGAAAATATTAAAAAATTTCATAATATTATTTATTGAAAAAGTTAATATATAGATTAAAATAGTCTTATGATTAAAAAGAAACTTTCATACGCCAATCACAACAACCCCCATACACCAGAAGAGACGACTGATCTTATTGAAAGGGCCGCAATTGCTTATGAAGCATATCTTGATGCACTTGGTTTTGACTGGAGAAACGATCCTAATAGCAGTAATACCCCTTTGAGAGTGGCAAAGGCCTTCGTAACTGATCTAGCCATGGGATGTTATACTGAGCCACCAAAAGTTACAGCATTTGATAATGTCGACAAATATGATGGTATAGTTTGTCAGAATAACATTAAAGTAGTTTCTTTATGCTCACATCATCATGCTTCCTTTACAGGCGTTGCACATGTTGCATACATACCTTCCGCTAAGGGTAAAGTTATTGGATTGTCTAAGCTAAATCGCATTGTAGATTGGTTTGCTCGTCGTCCGCAAGTACAAGAAAACCTTACAGCACAAATCCATGAGTATGTCAATAAAGTATGTGAAAGGAATAATGGAGTTGCAGTACTGATTGAAGCAAATCATTCCTGTTGTTCTAACAGGGGCATTAAGCATGACTCTACTATGAGAACTGCGCGTATGTCAGGTGCATTTCTTGATAATAATGATAATTCTAGAGCGGAATTCTATAAATTTGTAGAATTTAGTAAGAAAAATACTTAAATTAATCTCATAATATAAATAATATTATGAGTAAGAAATATGAACTTGATAGAATCCGTAGCGTATATGAAAAAGTAATTAACGAGGACATGCACTATATGGATTTGTCGAGTTCGTTATTTGACAATGAACCAGGTCCGGTACCACAAATTCAACCGGTAATACACTCTGCTCATGAAAACCCAGAACCAGAAAAGAGAAACTCTGATATGGCTAAAAGTGAGCTTTTTAGTATTCTTAAAGATGGTACAGATCTTTTAGATATGTTAAACCATACTGAAGACATGGATCCATGGATGCTAAGTAAAATAGTAAAAGCTTCAGATTACATTATATCTGTTAAAAAAGCACTTGAATACGATAAATTTGAAAAAGAATGTATGAATTCAAGTGATGTAGAGGATATGAATGATGGATTAAGATTAGCTTCAAACATTAAAGGTATGCTTGACGGGGAAGGTATGGGAGTTAATGAGGCTGTACTCAAAAACGTTATTTTTAATATTGAATGTCTAAAGGCTAACAGACTTTAATATTCGGTATTAACATAATCATCCATAATTTTATTTAAAAATTTTATAACTTTTCTAGAATTTTTAGGTGGTATTTTAAAATTCGAATCTAAATCGATATCTAAGTTTTGATAATCATAGCCGTTAATGATATTAACTAAGTTTTCTTCTATTTTACTAGCATTATCTTTGTTTAGGCTCTTAAGAAATTTAACTACTTTAAGCTTATCGTCATCATCTAGGTTAACTAATAATGCCTTTGCAACCATACCTATTAAAAAAGCATCACTGCTACTTCTAGACTCTGTCTCTTCTACAGGATGTTCTGTTTCAGGTGCAGGAGCTCCTGGTGGTGGGGTTATAGAATTAGGTGCAGGAGTAGGTGCAGCTGCCATATTTGCTGCCGGATCAACAGGCATCTCAGGACCTTGCTCTGTCAGGATTCCTTTGTAGGAATTATTTAAAATTTTAATAAAATTACTTTGCATAATATTATTTAGTTTACCAAGGTTTTTAAACTCCTTACCTCACCTAAAACCTTAATTAATTCATAATATTCTTCAACTTCTAAATATTTTCTTAATTTTTTAGTACTATGATCTCTTGTAGAGTAAAAATTAAAAATTTTTTCACTTAAACCTTTTAAGTTTCCATTATTTTTCTTAAAAATTTCTTCATCTTTAAAAATTAAAACAGGTACAGGTAGCAATTTCTTTAACATCTTAACAACATTAATAAACTGAACAATAAAAGTTGTATCAGTCTTTAAAAAATCATTACTACGAAAGAAAAAAACCGGCTTTTCTTTAGTTTTTTTTATTTTACTAGTGTATAGTAAGTCCCTAATAATAAAGTGAAATATAAGCTTTTTAATATCTCTGCTACTAGGCTTATAGATATGCAAATCATTTATCTTATTAAGGGTATTATTATAAAAACCGGTACAGTCTATATAAACAATATTATATCTACTAAAAATGTAGTCTTCCACTACCTTAGTTTAATATACTTTTTTTATTTAACAAGCTTTTTGGTGGTCTACCTATTCTTACATTTATTATTCCGTTATAAAAATTCTCTTGTAACAAAACATCTCTTTTAATTTGCTCTTTTATTTCTTCATACCCTAACTCCCACTTAGAACCACATATTTTAATAATAGTAAACGTGAATTTATCCTTACCTAACTTCATTATATCTTCATTAAGATCAAAAGAAGAGCCAGTATACCCTTTCCAATCAGATTCTTTTAACTCAATACGGTTTTTTTTTTTACCTTTTAAAGGTTTTTTTCTCACTTTTCTACAACATTGTTTTTTACCTATATAAGTTTTATTATTAGTGGTGTTTATTATTTCATAAACAAACCCAAACATATCCTCACTACAAACAGTTCCTTCTTTTGCTAACCAGTGACCTAGATCCATTATTTCTTTTTCCTTTTTTTAGTTTTTAATCTACCATTTCTTGTGTACAGTCCCAGTACTTTTGGTATAATAGCACCATGTTCTTTAGCATAAGTATCACTATTACCAACACTAGCTCCCCCTTCACTAGAGGTCGAGTAATCGCCAAAAACTCCCCCAGAACCAGCCATATTTTGCTCTAGGAATTTTTTAAAATTTTTCACCTTGATTATTTAATCAATTATAGTACTATAACAAGGTGGTTAACATTACACTTTATATTGAAGAGCTTAAAAAAGATACAATTGTTAATGAAATAAATCTTAAGGAGAAGGCTCTATCACTACCTGCTATTAAGGCTAAGTGGGTAGCTCGAATTATTAATCATAAAAATAATTTAAATATATTAGAGAAACGAAAGAAAAATATTATAAGAGATGCTTTACCTAGAGTTAAAGAATCCTTACCTGTAAAGCTTTCTGATAATTTTATAAAAGAAAAAGCAGAAGAGACTACAGAGGTTATATCTGTAGTAAAGGATATTGATGAAGAAAAAATGATAATTGATTTCTTAGAAAGAACTGAAAAGATTATTTCTTCTATGAGTTATGACATGTCTAATATAATTAAAATAGTTCAACTTGAAACATTATGACAGAGTTAGATTTCCAAAAGTTTAAAGGTATTTTAAAAGGAGACTTATTTACTAAAATAAGAGAACATTTTTCTGAAAAAAATGATGGTGCCAAATTTGCAAGAAATAGGTATAAGTTTATACCTATGCGTAAATATGCCATTACACCTACCGGTCGATTCTTACCTGGCCTGGCCTACGAAATTGTTAATTATATTAAAGAAAACGATCCTAAAGAGAAGCTAATTATTTCTGAACACTTAATAGATTATCTTATTCCTTCTAGAAAATGGAAAAGTCATACAAATTATACTGAAAATATTTTAGATTTAAATTTAAAACTTTATGATTATCAAGAAGATGTTGTTAAAAAATGTCTTACAGCAGGTAGAGGTACTATAGTACTGGCAACTGCTGGAGGAAAAACACTTATTACTTCCTCTCTTATTAATCATATAAGAAATACAGTGTATGCTGATAAGCAAGATTTTAAATGTGCACTAGTAGTACCCTCCCTTTCTTTAGTAGAACAAACTATTGATAAATTTCAAGAGTACGGTGTTAATTTTACATACTCTAAATGGACAGGTAACAATCCTCTCAATTTAGCTACTGATGTTATAGTATGTAATATAGGCATATTACAAAGCAAAAATACTGATACCTCTATTCTAGAAACAGTAGATATGTTAATTGTTGACGAAGTACACATTTTAAGAACAGGTAATAGTATTAATAAAATTATAGATACTATTATAACACCTCACCGCTTTGGATTTACAGGTACTATGCCTGAATCTAAAATAGATACCTGGAATATTATAGGTAAAATGGGACCTCAATTGTACGAGAGAAAGAGCTATGAATTAAGGAAAGACAATTTTGTTTCTAGTGTACAAATTTCTATTCTAGAAATATTTTATAAAACTAAACCTGATATGCGTATCTTTACTAACGATAAATACAGATCAGAATTAGAGTTTCTTTTTTCTAATAGCTATAGAAATAAAATTATAAACAAAATTTCTTCTAACGCAAATAATAATATACTTATAATGGTAGATTTTATTAAACACGGTGAAAAATTGTTTGAAGTACTATCTGCCAACCTTAAAAATAAAGAAATATATTTTATTCAAGGTAGTGTTGAAACCGATGCAAGAGAAGAAATAAGAAAAAAGATGGAATACAAAAATAATGTTGTTTGTGTTGCTATCTCTAAAATATTTTCTACAGGTATTGATATTAAGAACTTACATTATATAATATTTGCAGGGGGTGGTAAAGCTAAAATTAAAACCTTACAAAGTATTGGAAGAGGTCTTAGATTACATAAAGATAAAAAAATACTTCAAATTATAGATTTACAAGATCAACTTCAATATGGTATAGACCATGGTAATAAACGCATACAATTTTATGAACAAGAAAAAATCCCTTATCAAAAAACCGAAATTAGAGAGTAGCATTCAAGAAAACGTTTCTATAGTAAGCGTTGATCAGCTTATGAAAAGCTCAATACCTGAAACTATTATATTACCTGTTATTGTAGCGGAAGATCCACCTAAGAAACGTAAGAAAAAAAAGTCTGCAGAAGAAAAAGAACATTATGTTAATGGTAGAGAGTTTGAAGATGCAATCACCGTCTATTATCAGACAGATAAAATTACAAATTATCTAGGTGATAGTCTAAGAAAAATTGCTGTAGGTTTATCATACGCACCTAACTTTATCAATTACTCCTTTAAAGAAGATATGATAGGAGATGCTATAGTAAAGATGTATCAGGCTCTTAAGCATAAAAAATTTAAACTTAATCATGGTTTTTCTCCTTTTAGTTATTTTACGACTATTGCATTTCACGCTTTTATTAGTAGAATTAAAAAAGAAAAGAAACATTATCAAGTGCTAGAAGACTATAAAGAAAGACAATACAATAATCTCATTAATAGTGATGAAGAGATGAATTCACATAAAATTTATACTAAACCTACAGGTTACGATAACGATGTTTTTAGCGATACTTAATTAAATGTCACAAACAAAATACGCTTTATTTACAGACCTTCATTTAGGAGTTCATCAAAATAGTTTAGTATGGCATAAAATTGCCCTTGATTGGGCAGATTGGTTTATTGCTGAATTAAAATCAAAGAAAATTAAAAATATTATATTTACTGGTGATTTTTTTCATTCTAGATCAGAAATATCCGTTAATACGATCCATGCTGCAGCCGAATTCCTAGATAAATTTAAAGATTTTGAAGTATTAATGATACCAGGTAATCATGACTGCTATTATAAGGATAAAGCTAATGTACATTCTCTTTCAATATTGAAAGGATATAGTAATATAACTATATTTGACAGCGTTACTAGTAAGACTATTGGTAAACATAGTGTAACGTTTTGTCCCTGGGGGTTTAATGAAAATAATATACCTGAAGGTAGTGCCATATTTGGTCACTTTGAGATAGAGACTTTTAGGATGAATGCACATAAGCTATGTGAGAAAGGTACAAACCCAAGAGATCTTTTGCAAAAAGCACCTCTTATTTTTTCTGGTCATTTTCATCTTAACGAAGAAAGAGAGTATGATGAAGGTAAAATTATATATGTAGGCAGCCCTTTTCAGTTAGATTTTGGTGAAAGAGAATGTAAAAAAGGGTATTACGTATTAGATTTTGATGATAATATTACATATAACTTTTATGAAAATAATATTTCACCTGTACATAAAAAATTTTTAGTTTCTGAACTACAAAACAATGAAGATCTTAAAGAGCATTATAAAAATAACTTTATTAAAATTGTAATAGATAAAAATATAGATCAAAAAAAGATAGATGAGTATATTAACGTTTGTAATGGATATAGTCCGTTGTCGTTAATAATTGACCCTCTAGTTAATTATAGTGTTTCTATAGAAGATCAAAATGAATGTGATCTTTCTGGAGTAGATGTCTCAAAAGCTATAGTAGAATTTGTTAATATGCTAGATATAGAAGAAAAAGATGAAGTAATTAAACATACATTGTTTTTATATAATCAAATAAAATGACTAAATTTGTAAATTTTGATAAATTAATAATAGAAAATTTTTTATCAATTGGTAAAGAGCAAGTAGAAATAGATTTAAAGCCAGGTCTACATGTTATTACCGGTACCAATAAAGACCAATCTGATAGACGAAACGGTATTGGTAAGAGTACTATTCTTGATGGTCTTAGCTTTGTGTTGTTTGGTAATACCCTAAGAGAGTTAAAGAAGGAGTTTATTGTTAACAATATTACTAAAAAGACTCCTAAAGTTTCTCTTGTTTTTAGTATTCAAGAAAATAATATACTTAAAAAATATGAATTACACAGGACAATAGAACCAAGTAAGTGTTATCTATATGAAGATGGTATAGACGTTACAAGAGATTCTATGGTTAATACCACTGAATATGTTCAAGGTATTTTAAGACTTACGCCTGAAATATTTCAAAACTGCATTGCAATGACTCTTAATAATATGGTACCTTTCATGGCAAAGAAGAAGGTAGAAAAGAGAAAGTTTATTGAGAGTATTTTTAATTTAGAAATGTTTAGTAGTATGAACAGTAATCTTAAGGCTGAAATGCAAGAGACCAAAAAAGATTTTGATATTAAGAATGCTAAATTTGAAGAAATAAAAAAACATTATAGTAGTCTTGTGGATCAATCTTTAAATAAAGAAATAGAAAAGAAAAAGAGAAGAGAAACTTTGCAGAGTAGGCGAGAGAGCGCTGCTAAAGAAATAGAAGAAGTAAAAGTTACTATAGATAAAATACAAAATATAGATATTACTGAAGTACAAAATAAAATAACCTATGCAGGTGATAAACTACAGGAATTATTATCCAAGATTAATATTATCGGCAAAGATATTACATCTGTAGAAACAAAAAGAGATTTTATTAAAGTGTCTTTAACGAAGATAGGTACTGAAAAAGACATGTGTCCTGTATGCTTAAAACCTATTACTGCATTGGATAAAAATCATATATCTGATCAAAAGAAGCTTTTTAAGAAAGAAATAAGTGAATATGATATTAGCATTAATGAACTAGAAAATAAATTGACTGTTTATGAAGAGTCTAAAATAAAGCTAGACAGCGCGTTTTGTAAGCTTAAAGAGATTGTTAGCAGACAAAAGCTAAGAGAACAACAAAAACAACACCTTACTCAAAAAGAAATAGACTTACAATCTTATGTTGCTACTGTTGATAGAGATATTGAAGATTTAGAAAATACAAATAATGATCTAACAAATGCTATTGAAACTATTAAGCAAAAAGTTGATGCTATTACTCAACAGATAGAAAAAGATAAGCATAATTTAAATATACTCGACCTAGTAAAATTTGTATTAGGTGAAGACGGAGTAAGGAGTTATATTGTTAAAAAGATACTTAACTTGTTTAATAATAAGCTTAGCGGCTACTTAAGAAAATTAAATTCTAATGCTTTTATTAAATTTGATGAATATTTTGAAGAGACTATTGTTAATAATAAAGGGGTTGAGATGAGTTATTTTAACTTTAGCGGAGCAGAAAAAAAAGTTATTGATTTAGCAATTATGTTTACTTTTATTGAAATGCTAAGACTTCAAAGCAATATATCTTATAACATACAATTTTATGATGAGCTTCTCGATACTAGTCTAGATGAAGCAGGGGTAGAGATGGTTATAAGTCTTTTGACAGAATTGGTACAAGCAAAAAAATATGGTATATATGTCATATCCCATAGAAAAGAATGCTCTAAATTGAGTACAGGGGATGTTATCTTTCTTGAAAAGCAAGAAGGTATAACAAAAAGAGTTCAATACTTGGAGTAGTTGAATTAAAAAAAGAAAAAGTAAATAATACAAATTTAAAATATGTTGATATCACCTTTACAAAGAAACGTACAAAAAAATAATTTTTCTCAACCCGTACAAAAGCAGCAAGATCTTACGCCACCTGAAACTCAGCTACCAAGAACAATTCAATTCTATGCTGATTATAGCGGGTGTGGTTTCTGGAGAATGATCTGGCCGGAGCATTTAATTAATGCTTATAATAAAGGAGTAGTGCATGGTAGTACTGTTATGTGCTTAGATCCAAGATGGTATGTACATACTAAGGTTGTAAGAATTCAAAGACAAGCTACATCCCATCAAGTCGCATTTGTTAAATTTTTAAAAGAAGTTCAAAAGCAGGTAGGTTTTAGATTAATTTATGAAATTGATGACTTAGTCTTTCATGAAGACATTCCTGAATATAACAAGTTTAAACCTGCTTTTACTGATCCAGATATAAGAAAAAACATTCTAGAGATTATGGGAATGTGTGATGAAATTACAGTAACATGTCAGTTCATGAAGGATTATTATGCAGCAAAAACTGGCCATAATAATATTACTATTATTCCCAATTACCCACCTAAATTTTGGATTGGAAATCATTATGATGTAAAGACAATTTCTGATAATTACGACCAGCACTCGAAAAAACCAAGAATTCTTTATACTGGTTCCGGTGCACACTTTGATGTAGACAATAGAGTTGGACAAGATGATGATTTTTCTCATGTTGTTAAAGCAATTCATGATACTGTTGATAAATTCCAGTGGGTATTTCTAGGAGCTTACCCACTTCCTTTGAGAAATTTAGTACAGTCTAAAAAAATTGAATTCCACGAGTGGTCTAATCTTTATAATTACGGAGAAAAAATTAAAAATCTTAGAGTTAATATGATGGTTGCACCTCTTAAAGATAATAATTTTAATAAGTCAAAATCTGATCTTAAGTTAATTGAGGCAAATGCTTTCGGGATACCGATTGCATGTCAAGACTTATGCACTTATGAAGATGCACCTTTTAAATTTAAGACAGGAAGTGAGATGATTGACATATGTAGCGATGTTTTGAGCAAGAAAGGTAGATATATGAATCTTTCTGCAAAAGCACGTAATATAGCTAATACTAGATGGCTTGAGAATGGTGAAAATCTTGATTGTTATCAGGAACTGTTTACTCTACCATATGGTCATAAAGATAGGAAGAGAATAAATCGAATAAACGGAATTATCGTTTAACGATTATATAAAAAAGATAGCTTATACAAGGGTAAGACAAAAAAGTTAGTAAAGGCCATAGAGGACTTAAACTAAAAATAAATGTATAAGCTGCACCTACTAGTAAAGAGAGCCAAAAACTACAACATATCCAACAAGAGGTTAACTCTCCTAAAATTTTATTTTTTACAAAAAGATAATCGTCAAACTGCATTGGAGATAAATCTTTTTTAAAGAAAATTTTACCAATAGTGTTTTTTATAGGAGAAAAAAACCAAAGAGTCAGTAAACTATTGACATTTAGTAATCCAAGTAAAAATAAAATAGTCATTAAGTTGTAGGGGTAGAGGACATTATAAAAGTAAGATATTTGTTTCTTAAACTCCTTTCAGCGCAACTACTGCATGCTCCTTGCTTCTTATAGTCTTCTAATTCTTTAAAAAATTCTTTTCTTAAATTAGAACAGTTAACAATACTTTCCGGGCAAGGCTTATCTTCTATAAAAAAATTAATTTGATCTTCACTCATATTAATATATATTCTAACTTGTAAAAAAAACTACTTATGAGCTATAGAAACGTTGCGTATAACCCAAAAGGAGAGTGTATGATCTTATATACATGGGATAATGAAGGGAGACGAGTGTCCTACGATGTTTCCTACAATCCTTACCTGTATGTAGAGTCTAATAATAAACCCGATGCTACGAGTATTTTTAATACTCCTCTTAAGAAGCGCAAATTTAAAAATCAATACGAGAGGAGCAAGTTCTTTAAAGAGTCGAATGTTAAGAGACTTTTTGAAAATCTGTCTGTAAATCAGCAATTTTTAATTGATACCTTTTATAAGGATTATGAAAAGCCAGAATTTATTCAGAATCCGCTTAAGGTGTTCATGATAGATATCGAGACTTATTCAGTCGATGAGTTTCCTGTTCCAGAAACTGCGACGCATGTTATTAATCTTATAACTTCGCATGACTCATTAACAAATAAATATCATACGTTTGGTCTAAAGAAAGAATATACTCCTAAAAATCCTGACGAAGTTTATATTAAATGCAGAGATGAGCAGGACCTTCTTCTAAAATTTCTAGACTATTATACAAAAGACTACCCGGATATTATTTCTGGTTGGAACTTTCACGGCTTTGACTTGCCCTATATTATTAATAGAATTACTAACTTGTTTGACTTTGAAACAGCTCAAAGATTGTCACCTACAGGTAGAATGTATAGTAGGACTATGAAAGGTCAGTTCGGTAAAGACCAGACAAGATGGTATATTGATGGTGTGTCATCGGTCGACTACTTGGACGTATATAAAAAATTCGCACCTAATAGAGAAAATTATAAGCTTGATACTATTGCTAGACTAGAACTTGACGAACAGAAGATTGATTATGGTAGTAGTAATCTATCAGACCTTGCTGATAACCGCTGGGACGTTTTCGTAGACTATAACATTCAAGACGTTAAAATTCTTGTAAAACTCGAGCAAACATTAAAATATATTGAACTTTTGAGAATGCTTTCAATTGCGGGTCTTACTACAGTTGAAGCGTCTATGGGCTCAATGTCTGTTATTGTTGGTGCTTGTGCAATTAAGGCTAGACAGAGAGGTCAAATTATTCCTACCTTTATTAGACCCCCGGACGACGGTTCTCAAAATGCAGGAGCGTATGTTAAGGTACCTGAGCCAGGTTTTCAAAAGAATATAGTTAGCTTCGATGCTAACTCTCTGTACCCTAATACGATGATTACGTTAAATCTCTCACCAGAAACTAAAATCGGCAAAATCGTGGGTAAGAATAAAGAAGAGATTACCATTAAGGATGTTAATAATAATACATATAAGCTAAGCACAGGTAAATTTGCGACGCTAGTTAAAGATAAGGATCTAGCTATTTCAAGAGCAGGTGTACTGTTTACTCAGAAAACAAAAGGATTAATTCCTGAAGTAGTAGACTATTATTACAGTAAGCGTGTAGAGGTTAAAAAAGAATTGTCTAAATTAAAAAAGAAAATAGCAAAATTAGAAGATAAAAAAGAATTAGAGCAAGAAATAAACAGATTAGAGACCAAGCAACTTACAATTAAAATTTTCATTAACTCCGTATATGGTGTTCTCGGCAATAAAGTATTCCCTCTTGGTGATGATGATTTGGCAGAAAGCATCACATTAACCGGTCAAGCTGTTATTAAAGAGAGTGCAGAAATTGTTAAAAGATACATTCAACAAGAAACAGGAGAAGATCCGGGCGAGGTAAACAAATATACTGATACAGACAGCTGTTATTTTGCTTTGGATCATTTGGTTAAATATCATAAAATTAACGCGGTTGAAAATGGTCTAATAACAAAAGAGTTTCATAAGATTGTAGACGGAGTTACTGATTACCTTAATACAGAAATTACTTTGTGGGGCGAAAAGGTTCTCAATAGTAAAGACTGTAGATTTATCTTTAAAAGAGAGAAGATCTGTGACGTGGCATGCTTCTTTAAAAAGAAAAGATATGTACTACATGTACTAGACGATGAAGGTACACCTTCTAATGAGTTTAAGTATGTAGGTGTAGAGGTCAAGAGGACAACAATGCCTCCAAGTCTCAAACCTTTAGTAAAAAACATTATTGAAACAATGTTGCTGACCCAAAATCACCAAAAGACAAACCAGGTTGTAAGTGAAGTATATGATAAATTTATTCAATTGTCGGTGGAAGATATTGCTGAAGTGTCAGGTATTAAAGGGTTAGAGAGGTATTCTACTTTATGTGAGGGGTTTAAAACAGCTAAAGGCATGCCACACCATGTTAAAGCGGCATATTTTTATAACGAGTTAATTAAAAGACTAGGTATAGAAAAAAAGTATGAAAAGATTCAATCTGGAGATAAGATAAGACATATGGCTTTAAAAACTCCTAATAGATTTGGAATTAAAAAAATAGCTTACAAGTATTATTATCCTGACGAATTTAAACAGCTCTTTCAATTAGACTATGAGGCTATGTTTGAAAAAATTGTGTATTCTATTGTAAAACGCTTTTATGAAAACGTTAATTGGGTACCTTCTAAGCCAGGTGAAATAATTCAATGTGATTTATTCGAGTTATTGAGTTGATTTATTGCAAACATAATATAATTTATAAGACATATGGAAACAATATTATTCATCGACCCAGTAGGGTTTACAATCATCGCTGAAAAGGTTAAAGTTGACGAGAACAAAGTAGTGGTTAAAAATCCTGCTGTTCTTCAAGCTGCACCTAATCAACAAAATCAACTTCAAGTACAACTCTTGCCGGTTTTGTTTAGGGAATTTCTTACTCAAGAGACTCGCAAAGAAGGGGTTACATTTATCTATCCTAAGAACCGTATTGTTGTTAGTGATGCAGTTCTAGAAGAGCGTTTAGTTGGTCAGTATCAATCTATTTGCGGTGCACCGACAGCTCAAAATCCAGGCTCATCGTCAGATGAAGTAGTAAAACTTTTTGACGAATAGTAACAAAATTAAAAAAATACTTTTTAAACCATCTCTTTGAGATGGTTTTTTTTTTCTTGAATTATAAAAAATATACACTATATTACTTGTATGGAAAAAGATAAAAAAATGCAGGATGTATTTGATGTGTTGGATGAGAATCCTTATGCTACATATCTCTCGGAAAGCACTCTTACAAATGTAGATACTTGGTATGATACAGGCTCATACGCACTTAACGCAATTATTTCTGGCAAACTTAAAGACGGGGGGGTACCTAAGGGTAGAGTAATTATATTTGCGGGTGAAACTGGAACTGGTAAAACCCTATTCATTAATAAGATCTTAGGTCTTGCACAGAAGCAAGGCATATATCCTGTTATTTTTGATTCAGAGTTTGCAGTTGATTCACAATCTGCTATTAACGTTGGATTAGACCCGGAAAAGACAAAGTATATACCTGTTGATACAGTGGAAGGTTTACGTAATTCTATCTCTAAATTTCTTGATAAGGTTATAGAAAATAAACTACAAGGTAAATTTATAGTTTCTATTGATAGTCTTGGTAATCTTTCTTCTGAAAAGGAACAGCAAGATATGCTTAAGGATAAGGCAGCAGCAGATATGGGCAGTAGAGCTAAAGGCATAAAGAGTCTCTTGAGAACTCTTACTCTTAAAGCAGGTCAAGCTGGGGTTACAGTGTTAATATCAAATCATACTTATGCAGACCCTGTAGCCCTCTACCCGTCACTTATTAAGAATCAATCAGGCGGTTCGGGACCGCTTTATATGGCTTCGGTAATTGTGCAGCTAGCTAAGAAGAATGAAAAAGCTGAAAATGACGATGCTGATGAAATCTTACCTGAGGCAAAAAATTATAGTGGTGCAACATTGAGAGCACTAACTGTAAAAAATAGATTTGTACCGCCATTTCTTGAAGCCTCTCTTTATCTTAACTTTCTTAAAGGTTTAGATAGGTATTCAGGCTTGTTTGAGATGGCTGTCAATCATGGTATTATTATGCAAACGGGATCTACCTACACCATGCCTGATGGTACTAAGCTAGGTTATAAAAAGAATTTTATTAATGAAAAATTCTACGAGGATATTATTTTACCTAAATTAGAGGTAATTCTTGGGGAAAAATACAAATATTCTCATGGACCTGTAAAAGAGGATGTTACAAAAGATGAAGAATAAAAAAATTGTAGTTACGCTTTCAGGTGGTATGGATAGTGCCGTACTATTGTGGAAAGCAATAGAGCAAGTAGGTAATAATAATGTTTATCCCTTGTTTTTTGACTATGGTCAAAGACATATTATTGAAAAAACATGTGCAGTACAACAAGCGGACTTTAATAATTTAACAGGTCAACTTAAAATAATTGACGTTACTGCTATTAGAGAGTTAGCTAGTACTAGCTCTCTTACTAACGATAATATTGATACACCTAATATTAAAGATATGATGGGTGAAGCACAGCCAAAATCTTACGTACCGTTCAGAAATATAATGTTTTTAAGTATGTGCTGTGCTTATGCAGAGACTGTAGGTGCGGAGGAAGTATGGTATGGTGCTACTAAGATTGATAGTCTTGCCGGATATTGGGATGCAGAAGAAACGTTTGTTAATAGGTTTAATTCTGTTATAGAATTGAATAGAGAAAAGAGTATTAAAGTTATAGCGCCTTTAATTGAAATGGATAAGGTTGATATTATTAAGGAAGGAGTAAAGCTTGGCGTTAAATTTGATAAGACATATACTTGTTACTCAGGTGAGTTACCTGCTGACGCTTCATCAGCCTCATCCTCATTAAGAATTAAGGGATTTATTAATGCCGGGTTGATTGATCCTATGGAATATAAACAAAATTTAGATAGTGTGTGGAAAAAACACAACTGTAAGTTAATATAAAAATATGAGTAATACATTGCAACAACGACTTAAAGAAGAAACAACAGAATCACATAAAAGAGCAGAAAATCATCCACTGATGGCCAGTTTTATTAGTGGCAAATACGATGAAAGACAACTTTTACAATTTCTTGTTAATGTGAGACCTACATATAGTGCTGTGGAGGAAAGACTATTGTCAGCAAATATCTTTAGAAACTCTGACTTAAGGAGGACTCAGACAATCTCTAAAGATATTATCACACTTACTCGAAAGCATATTAATGAAGACAATGTTTACTTGTTAAAACCTTTAGCAATTGCAGAGGAATGGGTATCAAAAGCTTGGTCTAAGCCAGTTGCTTTGCTTAAAGCGGACCTATACGTTAGGTGGTTAGCTGATCTTTACGGCGGTAGGTTACTATCTACAAAACTTGCACCTTTTAATCAAATGTACATTTATAATAATGCACAAAATGTTATTAGTGATGTAAGAGCAATTGTTGATATTACAAATGACAATGTTAGTGAAGATGATTTTGTATTAGAAGTAAATAATTTTTTTGAGTTTCACGTTACTCTATTTGATCAAATTTATAATGGAATCCCACAATCTACTTAAAGGCTATTTTAACGATTTAGCTGATATTTTTTCTGACTATATGGGTAGCTTCGATAATAAGAAGCTACCTTTTCAGAAAGAAGAACACGAATGGTTAAATTATTTTTTTAATACTGATGTTACTAGGCACGTGCATCTTGAATATTATAAAACTAATAAAATGTGTGTGTTGCATTCAAATATTTTTCCCAATTCACATGTTGATTTACCTATTTTAGGATTCGATGTTATAGCTCTAGGGGATAAAATTACAGGAATATTTTTTGATCTCACACCTACATCACTGTCTTTATTTGATATAACCAGCTTAAGAAATCTTAAAAGTAAAATTAAGTCACCTACCAGAAATTTACCAGAATGGGCTAATTTTTTTAGTGATGATTTTATTTGTATTACACCAGAAGCGGAAGAATTAGATTATATTTTTAATCAAATTTATATTATTATAAAAAATTATCTTTATTATATTACTTACTATACTAAAATATATCAAAAGAACATTAATATACAAAATAGATATTGCGTAGGTCAAAAGAAAAATGATAAGACATTTAAGTCATTAGCAAATGAAATAGGTGATGACAATGCAAAATTATTCTTAAATAAATATCTGTTCCCTGAAATTGAAGAGACTAACTAATTAAAATGTGTGGGATATTTGGATCAAATAAAAGAGAAAAATACTTAAACTTACAAAAGCTTAATCTTAAAAGAGGTGACTTTGCTCACAGTACTTTATTTGTTGATAGAGACGGCTTTGAAATACATAAAGTACCTATGCAGAACGTTATTAAGACTCAGTATAGATTTCCTAAGAAGAAAAAATTTGATCTATATATGGGTCACGCTCAAGCACCTACTTCATCGCAAAGAAAATTTGATATTAATACTACACACCCCTTTATTGTTGAGAATTGGGTTGTTGCTCACAATGGAGTACTCACAAATTTTAAAGAGCTTGTCAATCAATTTGAGATGCCTTATAATAACCCTGTAGATACCAGCATAATACCTTATATTTTATATGCTACGCAGACATTTAGTTCTAGAAATACAGAAATTGATGTTATTGTTAACTGTCTTCAGTTACTAAAAGGTACTTTCGGTTTATGGATGTTTAATGCTAATACAGGTAATTCCTTTTTAGCAAAATGCGGGGTCACTTTATTCGCTGATGTGTATGAGAATACTTTTAGTTCAGTACAGGATAAGGGTCTATCGAGTTTAGATGAAGGTGTACTTTTTCAAGTAACTTCTGAAGGTATTACAGCAGTTGCAGACTTTGAATGTGATAGTCCGTTTTTTACTATTTAATTCATATCTCCTTCACCGCGCCATCCACCTACATGAACCCCGCCCCATTCATCCTTATCCATGTCTGCGACATCTTCATCTTCATAACCTGAAGTAATTTCACCAGTACCTTCACCTTCTTTAGCCTCTCTCTCATCCGACTGTTCCTCAGGGTCTGCAGCTTTAAACTGGTTAGTACCGGATTTAACTAAGTAACCTGTGCTTATAAGAGAAGATATAGACATTTTTGCATCATTATCATCCACATCAGGATTATCTTCAATATACATTCTTATTAATTCATCTCTTGTATAGTCACCTTCATCAAGAATTTTAATCCAAAAGCGCTTCATTGCGGGATCATCGATACCTTCGCCTTGCTGTCCTGTAATACCTTCAGTTTCCTCTTCTTCCGTATTACCTAACTCACCTGCTTTTTTAAAGGTATATTCTGCTAGTTTCTCAACACCAGCAGGTGAAGGCTTTTTCTCTAACTTTACACCTGATGTTAAACCGTCTCTTTCATCTCTTAAAACTTTAGCAGCCTTCAACGCATTGTATAAAACCCTTGAAGAATACTTTGCATTTGTATTATTAATGGAAGGCTTGACTTCTCTTATTACAGGTCCTATCTCCATCTCATAAAAATCCTTATATAATTTTGGAGATCTTCCACCCATACTTCTAAATTTTTGAAAAAACTTACTAAAAACAGCTTTTGTTTCATCAGGAGAAAGATCATATTTACCTTTAGATAATTCAGGAAATTCTGCAGTTACTTCTTCTCCTGTGCCACCATATCCTCCTTCTATTTCTACGGGAACGTTTTCATTAAGTAAATTGTTCCTATGTCTACTATAAGTTTCGAAAATTTTATGGATGTCATTATTCATTTGAATTATTTATGGTTTAGTATATAATATTTGTATGAATACAGTAATTTGTAGCATTACAAAAAATAATTTCTTTGATACTATTCTTTACAAATCTACTTTAAAAAATAATATATGTAATATTTGCTTTGAACAACATAATGATGGTAAGAAAGGACTGAGTCAATTCTATAATGAGTGCATAGAAAAATACAAAGAACAGCCTAAAATAAACACATTAATATTTTGTCATGATGATGTTCAAATTATCAATAATGATGTATTTTCTCAAGTAGAGCAAGGTTTAAAAACTTATGATGTCTTAGGAGTTGCAGGTTGTGTAAATCCAAAAATTATAGAAAGGAATCTATGGCACTGGATGGCAGGGGATAAAAAAAACTTTAGAGGTATTGCAGGTCATCCTATAGATGAAGCAAGTGACTCTTTCTATGTTACTTCCTTTGGCCCTACCCCATCAAGAGTGGCTATTATAGACGGGGTTTTTATGGCTATAAATTTACAGAAGATTATTGACTCTAATATTAAATTTGATGAAGATTTTAAATTTCATCACTATGATATTGACTTTAGCTTGCAATGTAACAAAAGTTCACTTAAAATAGGTGTGTGGCCAATTCTTATAAACCATAAATCACCTGGTTTAAAGGATTTTAACTCGAGTTGGAATGTCAGTAACGATAATTTTATTAAAAAGTGGAAAAACAAATAGATCAAGAGCTTTATGAGCATATCATCTTCTACAATTGTCTTGTAGATAGTTCGTATATTTCAAGTGTATGTGATTATATTACACCTGCTATATTTAAAAACAAAGATATTAAGTCTGTCATTAGTATTCTTACTGATTTCTTTAAAGATAGGGGATGTTTACCTACCAATACTGAAATTAAAGCATATTTAAGCGATGATAATCTAAAGCAAAGTTTTAAAACCGTACTGTCTAAATTAGTAGATATAGACAAAAGATTTAATAAAGAAGAGCTATATAGTAATACGGAAGTTTTCTTGAAAGAGAGGCATGTTTTTAATACTCTCTTAGAAGCAGCTGATAAGTTAGATTCAAAAAACTTAGATACTAATAAGCTTCTGCAGAAAATAGAAAAAGCTGTTAATATCGATCTATCAACAAGCCAAGGTACTAATCTGCTTCATGATGTAGATTATTTTATTAAAGAACTTAATAGGGACGAACCTGTTATTTCTTCTGGCTGGAAGTGGCTCGATGAAAAGCTAGGAGGGGGGTTTTTTGAGAATGGTAGGTCTCTGTATTTGTTTATGGGTGAAACAAATGTAGGTAAGAGTATATTTTTAGGTAATATTGCTACCAATATTGCACTCAAAGGTAAGAAAGTATTGCTACTCACCTTTGAGATGTCTGAAATAATGTATGCAAAGCGCTTGGCTTCTTCTATTACTAAAATCCCTATGAGTAATCTAAGAGCAGATAGTCAGACTCTTAAGCAACTTCTTATTGAGACGAGAGAAAAAGATAAAAAGTCTGCAGTACTCATTAAAGAATTTCCACCCTCAACAATTAGCCCAGGTCAAGTAAGTGCTTTTATTAAAAAGATTGTACAGTCTGGCTTTAGACCTGATGCTATTGTATTGGATTATATTAATCTGCTTAACTCCCCTGTTGGTAATAATAGTTATGAACGAATTAAAAATATTTCCGAAAAAGTTAGAGCTATGAGTTATGAATTTAATTGTCCTGTAATTAGCGCAACACAAATTAATAGATCAGGATACGGAATGGATCAACCGGGTCTAGAAACTATATCTGAAAGTACTGGATTAGCAGCAACTGCAGATGCTATTTTTAGCATATGGCAAAGAGATGAGGATAAGGAGTTAGGTATAGTAAATCTAGGTATAGTTAAGAATAGATTTGGACCTAATCATGGTTTTATACCTCTTAGAATTGATTATCACACTCTTACTATTAATGAAGACGATATTATTACAGGTACAGCAGAAACATTGGACTTCTCAAGGTCCATTAGTCAATTAGTTGATTAACAATATTATAAACTAAGTACGGTAATGAGTAAAGGAATACATGTCTTCACTGACGCAGATTTAGATGGTGCAGTATGCTATTTAACATCGTGCTGGTTCATGGAAAAAAAATTAAATGTTACAGTTACCACAGAAAAAAATTTAAAGAAAGACCTTGAACAATTTTTAAATAATAATGATATTAATAATTATAGTAGAGTTTATATTTTAGATATTGATATTTCTAGAACACCTGAATTATATGATAAACCAAATATAACTATTTTTGATCATCATCTAGGCAGCATTAATTGTACCTATCAATTTAAACATGCAAAAGTATTCATAGAGAATGAAGGTAGCGCATGCAAGTTTTTATATAAAAAATTAAAAGAAAAATATAATAGAGATCTAGATCAAAATAAAAAATTATTAGTTTCTATAGGGCATGATTATGATAGCTATACTTTAAAAAATAAAGACCTCTCTGTAGGTTTAAATACCCTTTTTTGGAACCTTCAGGGTAATCGATTAGAAAAATTTGCCGAAAAATATTATAACGGATTTATACCCTTTACTAATGATGAACATAAAATAATATTGTTTTACAAAAATAAGATCAAAAAGCATTTAGAAATAACTCCAATTTACTCTGCAGGTATAACTTTTGGTAAAAGGGAAGTTAAGGTTTGCTCTGTTATGGCCGATTTTTGCATTAACGAATTTGCTTATGAAATTTTAAATTTAACAAAGAGTGAGGTCGGAATTATAGTTAATCCGAGGACTGAGACTGTAAGTTTTAGAAGAAGCAAGGACAGTATTATTGATGTAAGTAAACTGGCTTCAAGAATATGCAAGGGCGGAGGACATGAGGCTGCAGCAGGCGGTCTGATAACTCAAGAGTTTCTTGAATTTAGTAAACTCCTTAACCAAATGGATAGATTTATATGATTAATAAAGAATTAGAATATAGAGAAAACAATCATCTCTTTAGAGTGTTTTGTAGCTATATGTGTCTCACTAGAAATAAAAAATTTAATACAGCTAACATTCTACTTCTGTATCTACAGAATAAAAAAGTTAGAGATTTTTTTAAAGAACTACTCTCTATATATACTGATTTTGAAGCTATAAAAATATTTCTTGAATTTGACCCTGTACTTTACAAAAGTAAGTATATAATGAAATATCTTAATAACCTAAAAGGTAAGAGTGTTTTTAAATGAGAGATACTAATATACAGGAACTTTACAATACCTTTTTGAGAATATCCAGAAAAAAGCAGGATAAGCCTTATAAGCTTAGATCTAATTGGGAAGACTTTGAAAATCATAAACATTATAATCTTTTAATTAAATTAAAAAGCTTTTTTGACCGTAATTATATTGTAAATGTAGAAGATTATTTTACAGCTCCATATGAAGTATATGAGGAAGAAGGATTTTATGACTTGGATTTTTATAACTCCATGACGGCAGTAAAGGTATATAATTTATTCTGTGATAAAAAAAAGAATTTAGAACCTGATTGCGAGGTTCAACAAGAAGCAGTTCTTAGAGGTATCAATTTTATTAAAAAATTTTGCATTACTAAACAAATTAATTTATCTGATTACTTAAAATATAAGGAACCAGGTGCAAATGTTAATAGTTTTGTAGTACATTTAAAAGAAAAAAACATATCCATATACAACTTATTTCCATTTAAAGAATTTGATAAAGTTTATTCTAGTATTGATTATTCCATTCTAAAGTTTATTTTAAACGATTTAGCTTCAAGAATTTCATTTTTTAGAACAAAATTTTACTCATCAAAAACAACAAAAAATATAGCAATAACAGGATTAAAAATAATAGAACAAAAAATACAACAAAAAACAACTTGATTATTAACAAAAATACTATACATTAATTATATGAATAAATTCACACCATCGATGTTTGAAAGCATTAAAAGCGCACTTCAAAAAAATACTCAGAACTCATCCTATAAGGATATTCTTAAGCTTACCCCAGGTAATAACTACACAGTTAGGCTCCTACCTAATATTAAAACCCCAGATAAGTCCTTCTTTCACTACTATTCGGTAGGTTGGACTTCATTTTCTACTGGTCAGTATATTAGCTACGTTAGTCCTTCTACTTTCGGTGAAAGAGACCCTGTGTTAGAGGCAAAATATCGCATTATGCGTAATGATAGTGAGACCGAAGACCTCAAGAGTCGTGCATCTTCGGTAATGCGTAGTGAGAAGTGGCTTGTCAATGCTTATATCGTAAAAGATCCTAGTAATTCAGAAAACGAAAATAAGATTATGATTATTCGTTACGGTAAGCAGCTTCATAAAATTATTGTTGATGCAATGGAAGGGGAAGGCTCAGAAGATTTCGGTCCAAGAATTTTTGATATGTCTCCTAATGGGTGTAACTTTATTATTAAGGCAGAAAAACAAGGCGAATATCCAACTTACGTAAGTAGTAAATTTTCACTTCCTAAAGCTATTGAAGGACTTACTGACGATAAGATTAATACCATATATGATAGTACTAATGACCTCACTGCAGTACTTGCTGTTAAGAGTTTTGATGAAATTCAAGCTCTTCTCGATGAGCATTTTTATTGTACTAATAGCTCTTCCCTTAAGTCAAGTAGTACTCCGGAAGTAAGATCTCAAGTTTCTGCTGTAGTAGATACACCTAAGCCAGTAATTAAGAATGAAGTTAAGGATGATTCGAGCAGTGTGGATAGCTTTATTGATGAAAATAAAATTAATGAACTGCTTAACGGTTTTGATGATCTTTAAGAAATAATATGAATCAAAGCATTGACCCTCTTGAAGTAGAAACCCTTCCTGCAGATCCTAGAATTATGGCTCTGAGGTTGTTAGGTATGACTACTGCAGAGATGAAGGATATAGATAAAAATATTGTAGGTAGTGGTGGCAATGTATCAGGTCTAAGGCTTGATGTCAACAGAATGGTTAATGAATTTAATACTGCTTTTACCCCTGTAGCACCTGTTGTAACTCAACAGCCAGTGCTACAGGGCTTGTCTCAACCGCAATTGCATGCAGTAACTAATATATCTACAAATCTGTCTGAACAATCTCAAGCAACGGTTAATTACGATCCTAATCAACTAGAGTTTGATTTTTATAAAAAAATTACACCAGAAGATCTTCAATGTGAACTTAAAAATATAAACAAAAATATTAAAAATTTACAAGAAAAAATTGACCTACTTTACAAAGAATTAAGTACAAAAAAAAACTAATTAATACATGCGAATCTTTATTAACAATCAACAATTCAAGAGAAACTTTCTTGAACAAATTGGTAAAATTTCTGACAGTGCGGTAATTAAAGCAGGTAGCAATTTTATCAGTTGCGTAACATGCTCACCTGATAGTTCAATTATCTTAGCAACTCAGTTAAATATTAAGACAGAAGATTGTGTAGATACACTTACCTTGAATGTAGGAGATATAAAAAAGCTTATTAGAGCTTTTGATTGTATTGACGAAGAAGATATAGTGTTTAATATTAAGAATAATAATATTAATTACTCTGACAATAACATTCAATTTAAGTATCATCTTTTCGAAGACGGTATCATTACACAACCAAAAATTAACGTTCAAAAGCTAGAGGACCTAGAATTTGATTGTACTTTTACTGTTACAGACAGGGCTCTTAATGACCTTATAAAAGGTAGTACTTTCTCATCAGATTCTAATAAAATTTACATTACTTCTACCGGTAATTTATTGAAAGGTAATTTAACTGATAAAACAAAATTTAATATTGATTGTTTTGAAATTAACGTTTCTGATAATTTTCAAGGCAAAGAAATTAAAGATCTTTGTTTAAATTTTGAAATTTTTCGTACCCTGAGTTCAAGTAAATTTAATACATTGAGCTGCAAAATATCTTCTAAATTAGGGGTTATACTTTTTGTATTTGAAAATAATACAGTTAAGTCTAAATACATCGTCTCTGCACTTACAAAATGAAAAAACCAAAAAATTCCATCAAAACACCGGCCTATTTTTGTAAAAGATTAAGAGATAACGGATTTATTGTCTTAAAACTTTTTAACGGCTATAGTATTCAAGATCCAAGAAGATGGACTATATTAGTTGACCCAGGTAAGTCTTCCACGTTTGTAACTTGTTTTAGTAATAAGAATTTTAACGGTGATGTAATGTTTGAAGTCAATGACGGTGGCGTTAGATTTCCTAAAAATTTTATCTTAAAAACAGAAAGCATTGAGGTTGTTATTAGCTATCTAATTAGACATGGAGTAAACAATGATGCAAAGACATCACCATATTACATGTCACCTGTAAGAAGAAAGGAAGATATTAATGAACGAGGAACCGAACAAGCCCAGGAAACAGCAGAAAAGTAAAATGGATAAAAAACTAAATTCTCCAGAACGCGCACAAATAGAAGAATTACTTGAGAGTGCCATGAGAGAGTATGTTTTTAAACAGGCAACTTTTATTAAGAGTAGGGAGGATTTAGTTAATAGATTATCAGGTTATATTTCTGAATACCTAGGTCCCTTTATGCTTATTGGATATGATGTTAAAGGACAACCTGTTAATATTATTCAAGCTTCATCTCAGCTAGAAGCTGATGCTATCTCAACAGCTATTAACAAATTTATTTTTAATAATAATTCTTTTGAATGAAAACGGTATTAGTATTAGGTAAGGGTTTTATTGGTAGTAATTTATCTAGTTTTTTTAATGAAGTGGATCTTGAATATGAAATTTATTCGAAATCTATGCTTGATTATACTAATACAGAAAAACTAGCTGAATTTTTAGATAATAATTCAAAGAGATTTCATTGTGTTATTAATACTTCAGGCTATACAGGCACACCGAATGTTGATGGGTGTGAGATTAATAAACAGGAGTGCTGGAAGAGAAACGTAATAGATACTACTAATATAGTTAAAGTATCTAATGACTTTAAATTGCCCGTACTTCAAGTTGGTAGCGGCTGTATATATAATGGACAAGATAAAGATTACACAGAGGAAGACGAGCCAAACTTTGGATTATATTCTAATGATAGCAGTTTTTACAGTAAATGTAAACACGCAAGTGAAATTCTTTTAGATAATTACTGTGTATATATATTGAGGATAAGAATACCTTTTACATTTAAAAACGTTTCTAAAAATTATCTTACAAAAATATTAAATTATGATAATCTTATTAGTGAAAAGAACAGTGTTACAAGTGTGACAGATTTAAATAATTTTTTGTTTAGATTTTTATTTATTTTAAGAGATATACCCGGTGGTATATATAATGTAGTTAATAAATCTCCTATAACATCAAAAGAAGTTGTTGATATAATGAAGCAAAACTGTATAGAGAACAAAAATTGGAATTTTATTGAAACATCTATGCTTAATACTAAGGCAAAAAGAAGCAACTGCACGCTTAGTACAAAAAAAATAGAAAGTCTTAATTTATCTTTGCCAAATTCGTACGAGTCAATAGAGAGAGATGTTAAAATTTTTAAAAACTTTATCTAAAAAACATAGTTTCCTAGAAGCAGGTAATATTTATTGCGTTTTAAAAGGTACATATTCAGGTGAATACTTTATTTTTCTTGAAAGTAAAGACAGTATACATTATTTTTTTTCCCTGCCTGATAAAATTGTAAGACAGGTACCAGCTGAATCTTTTAAAACAGGGATACAAGGAGGTATAATAGATTTTATTGAGAGGTTGCCTAAAAAAGTCTTTTGTGTAGTAGAAAACGAGTATAAAAGTATAAATAATATAAATGGAAACTGTAACTCCAAAGAGAATAATTAGCCCTATTAGCGGGCAATATATAGAGCCAAAAATTGTAACTATTAGAGATCGTCATAGAATAATTACAGAGGCACATTGGATTGATCCAGTTTCTGGAATTTTTATCCGTAAAGGTATAGTTAAAGTAGAAGAATTAAAACAAAGTTGATTTTTAAATAACACATTTTATTATATATTATGTGTTATTACAACTAACAGAAGATTACGTTGCTTCAAAATTTTACCGTTATTGTGGTAAACCTACATATAATAGGGCGCAAAAAGTGTATCAGGGTTCTTGTCCTATATGTCGCGAAGGGTCTTCTTGGCTTAAAAAACGAAGATGTTATTATATAGTAGCTAAAAAATCTGTTTGTTGTCATAATTGTGGATGGTTTAGCAATCCTTATGTTTGGATACAAAGAGTTTCAGGTCTGACTTATATAGAGATTAAAAAAGAGCTTGATGAGGATAGCTATCCTGAATTAATTCACAAAACAGTAATTAAAAAGCGTACTGACAGCAAGGAAAATACATCAGTATTACCTTCTGATAGTATTAATCTGTTTGACCCGGGACAATTAGAGTATTACAAAAGTAACAATGTTGTTCAAGCATGTTTAAATCTCATAAAGGAAAGAAGACTTGAAACGGCAATTAATAGATCTAACGCTCTATACACCTCTCTTAATGATAGAGTGCATTGCAATAGACTAATAATACCATTTATAGATTTTAATAATAAAATCATATGGTATCAAAGTAGAAAGATATTAATTAGTGATGATAGGGCAAAGTATCTTTCTAAAGTAAGTTGTGAGAGAGCTCTATATGGAGCAAATAACGTTGATGAAGATTATAGCTATATTTTTATTACTGAGGGGCCTATAGATGCAATGTTTATTAAAAACGGAGTAGGGATTGCTGGTATTAATGAAGGTGATAAAAGTTTTACTAGTACTCAGGAAAGACAATTTCTTAATTTCCCCCTACATGAAAAAATATGGGTTTTAGATAATCAGCACTTAGATAATACTAGTAGGCAAAAAACAAAAAAATTACTAGATAGAGGTGAGAGAGTTTTTATATGGCCAGAGACAATGAGCAAATATAAAGACTTAAATGACTACTGTTGTGATAATAATGTAGATAGTATTAACGCTTCTATTATTTTAGAAAATAGTTATAGCGGGTTAAAAGGTAAATTACTTGCAAGTGGGTAATTATTCGCCTGCGTTCTGATAACCTCTAAAAGCTTCAATAATACCACTTAGCTCCATTGCAACCCTGGAAAGTCTCTTATGTTCAGAGCTTGCAATTTTTTCAAATAAAGAATCACAAGACGCGTTTTGAAGTTTTACCTGAATAGAGTCAGACTTAGGATCGTTAATAAATTTTTTAAATTCTTCCATTTTTACTATCCATTCTTCAAGTTCACCTTTTTGAGTCTCTATACTCTGTTGCTTCATTGATTCTATATCTTGACCCGGATCTACGTTAGCGCCAAACTGTGAAGGATCTGTTCCATCTTCAAGTTCACCTTCCAAAGGATTAACTTCACCCTCCATTGCATCCTGAGGTGGTACTACTTCTTCCTCCTCTTGTTCTAAGAGAGTATTAAAAACATTCTTGAATAATGACATATAAATTACTTATTCTAGCAGGGTATAAATAAATAATTAAAATGATTAAAAAGTTAAAAATACTAAATGAAGATACTCAGAACATTTATAACAAATGGGTGTCCGGTATAGCCAAAAGGGAAGCTCCTGCTGACGTAATTACTGTAGATGATATTTTAAACAGATATAGAAATAATCAAAATTATATAGCACCAAAGAGAATACCTTTTCCTTTAGATATGCTATTAGATTACTTGGGTAATATTTTTACTAAAACTGCAGAATTAAGGTTCAGTTTAGTAAAGTCAATAGAGAGATCACCTATTATAAGTGAAAGCGAGAAAAAAGTTAAAGCTGTAAAGATTTTAAATAGAAAAATGAAACAAATTCAAGACATTATTTACAGTTGCACTGAAGAGTTAAATATATTAGTTGAAAAAACAGAAAAGAAAACTAATATTAGTTAATGAAAAATGCATTGCTTTTAATTATTGGAAAGAGTTTAATTATTACTCTATTAGTATCTACAATTTTTGGAATTATATTAAATTCCTTTGGTTTTGGATTTTTACCTTCTTTTTTACTTTTTACTTTATTACAATTTATTATTTTTTATTTTTACGGGGAGTACATAAAGAGAAAAAACAATAAAATAAAATTAGATGTAGAGCTAAAATTATTTCAAGAGCAATCTAGACAGATGACCATCGTAACATGTCCTTGCGATAGAAATATTGAAACTACAATTCCTATTAATATTAATGGAGAAAATAAGTATAAATGTCCAGGATGTATAAAGGATGTAACAGTTTTCTTGACTACTAAAACTGCACTGGCCACAACACCTGCTGATACAGTTATTGCAAGATTATGAATATAGAGGAAACTAGATATAGCACAGTTGTGCCGGTTCAAGAATATAAAGCAGTAATCAGTATAGAGGAAATAGAAAGAGAAATTTTAAATATTTTTGCAAAAAAAGGTTATAACTTTGTTGCCTTATATAATTCATATAGTACTAGAAGTAATAGCACTCCATTAAAAGATCTAATATTAAACTTAGAACAGCTTTTAAAAAATAATATGATAGAGGAAGGGCAAAGACTCTTTATTTCTAACCAAGCTTTTGAGACTATTAAGTCTCAATTAAAAATTCTGGAAAGTTTAGACGAAACATCTAAATCTAAATCTACAATTCAAGATATATCTACTGTTTTGTTTGCTACAATGTTTTCTTATTTTAAGAAATATTTCATTTGATTTATTTTTAAAAGGGTAGTATAATTGCGGTATGGATAAAAATACTTATGTTACCTTTGATACAAAGAAAAACGGCACTATCGATATGTCTAAAGACACTTTTTGTAGATGGCTTAGTCTTGTAGAAGGGGTTTATATTATGGAGCAAAAAGCAGAAACTCTTGGTATTGACCTTAGAGTAAAAGATTGGGTTAAACCACTAGCATTTGAGAAGTATGTAGCAGATCGCTTTGAAAGTATGATGCTTGATTTAAACTACGATGAAAAACATAACCTTATTGGTAATACATATGTTCATTATTCGAGTGCACCAGATCATACTGAACTCCCTCAATAATATCCACCATAAGTCAAGGTATTATTATTACTCATGTCGTAAACCGTTTCTTTAGATAGGTGATCTACATCAACAGGGTAGCTTGATACTCTTTCTATGACTGAAGTTCCTAAATCTGTTACATCACCATAAAAAGTATCATCATGTACTTGAGTTAGCCCCTTCTCTGGCACAATATTTACTTCATAGGAGTAGTCAAAGCGCTTAGCCTTTAACATCCATACGTAATGTCCCATAAGGGGATTAATTTGAGAGTTATCTTCATCACATCTCTCTGTAATTTCAAACATTTTTCCATCCCTCTCTCCGGGTCTATCGGAGCCGTACTCAACTAATTTAAAAACGTCACCTGCTTTTGGCTCTGTATTAATTGGAAAAACGGCATAAAAAGTACTTATATGTATAAAAGCGGTTACCGCATCATCACTCTGAAAGCCAAACTTACTTAATACAAGAGAATTTTCTGATAACTGTATACCCATTATTAACGTTCTTGGGTCTTGAAATCCTGCAAGTGGCTGCTCACCATATAAATTATCTGCTGACAATACGTTATAATTATTTCTATAGTATAATACCTTCTGCCCATACATATCAATTTGCTCTCTCCAATAATTACTGTACAGTAATCTTTCTGCTCCATTATTTGCCTTATCAGTAAATCTTAATGTAGATGTTACATATTCCTGCATGGGATACGTTCTGATGCAATTTACTCCATCGTATTTGTCAAGGCTTATCATTTTTTAAGAGCAAAAGTTTGTATTTTTTCGTCCCATACGATAGAAATACCTGTGTTACCAAGTTTTCTGGGTTCTGTTTTTGTAACTTTGTCAATATTATATTTTTTACAAATTTGTTTTAATTGAATAATATTAATAGGCTCGTAATGTGAATAATTTCCTTTAAGCTTTTCAACTTTCTGTATAATATTAGGGTCTACTCTTTTATATTCTGGAACAGTTTGTATATGTTTCCTATTACCAATATCTCTAATGATATTGGCTCTGTGTCTTGAGCCTTTTTTTTGAGATGGGTCCATAAAAAAATTAACAAATCCACCGTTCCAAGTAGTTTCACAAAATTGTTTAAACGTTCCCATTGATATTATTTAGTCAAAAAAAAAGCCTCTAAGTTAATAGAGGCCTTAATTTTATTTTTTATTGACTTTCTTACTTGCTACCGAATAAAGAGCTTCCGGCTTTAAGATTTCCAACTGTGCCTGCTTTTGTAAGCGGCGATTTGTGATCTAATGGGTGTCCTTTTGTTTCAGACCCAGTCTCGTCAGTTACTTCAGAAGAGGCTTTACCTTTAGAAGCGTGAACGTTACCAACTGTACCAGCTTTTGTAAGCTTATGGCCAGCGGAGTCAGGAAGTTTTTCAGATTCGATGCCTTCACCGAAGTTTCCTTCATCTTCTTCTCCACCGAAGGAATCTTCACCCATGTCTTCATCTTCAATTTCTAAATCTTCGAGGTCCGATTCATCTTCAGACTCACCACCATCAAGTTGTGCTTGAAGCATATCACACAATTTTTGTGCTGTTTCTCTATCTAATGTAAGGGTTACTTCTTCGCCGCCTTCATCTTCGCCGCCGATATCGGAAAAATCATCTTCACCTTCATCAGAGCCAAAATCGCTACCCTCAGGTCCGACTCCAGGTCCAGCAGAAAGATTCATTGCGTCGTCATCTTCCATGACGTTTTCAAAAAGTTTGTCAAATTTGGATTTCATAAAACTATTTATATCCTCGCTTATATTTTTTCTAGCTTTTTTCTTAACTTTTTTACCAACTTTTTTAGAAGTTTTGGTTCCCATTGCTTTATTAGGTCCTGTCGACTCAAAATCTTTAGACTTTTTCATTGTCTCACTTGGTTTAGGGAAAGAATCTTTAGGAAATTTATTGTTATTTTTTTTAGCTTCTTCTAAAATGTTATTTTCTCTATTAAAAATACTATTTTCGTAAAGATTGCCTATGTCGGATATACTTTTAACTCTTGTCATATAAGTTTATTTATTAATATCGCGTCTTAAATATCAGTATATGGCTAAAATAAAAGAAGGTGTTGCAGACGGCGAAAAAATATACATGGGTAATTCGAATTTGCCTGCTCCGGGGTCATCTTATGATTATAATAATCACCCTGAGTGGGTATCAGAAATTAAAAAATGTAGAAAGTCTCTATTGCATTTTGCTGAAAATTATTTTTTTATTATTAATATTGACGAAGGTCGACAAGCTATTCAGCTAAGAAAATATCAAAAAAGACTTTTAAAGACCTTAAAGAATAATCGCTTTGTTGTTTGTTTAGCTTCAAGGCAAATTGGTAAGAGTACCGTTTTAACAATTTACATGTTATGGGTCGCATTGTTTAATGAAGATCAAAGTATATTGCTAGCCGCCAACAAAGAGGAGTCAGCAAAAGAAGTTTTCAAGAGAGTCAAACTTGCTTATGAAATGCTTCCCAATTATCTCAAATCAACTGTTGTAAAATACGCTGAAACATCAATGGTATTTAGTAATGGTAGCTCAATAAGCGTTACAACAACTACTTCTGATACTGGTAGAGGTAGGTCTGTATCTTTATTATGTCTTGATGAGGTTGCATTCATTGATTCTGGCTTATTGGATACGTTCTGGGCTTCGGTTTATCCTGTTATTTCATCTTCTAAGAAAGCAAAAATATTTGCTGTGAGTACTCCTAACGGTGTTGGTAATCTCTTTCATTCTTTGTATACTGGTTCCCTTAAAAAGGGTGATGAATGGAACGGTTGGGTGTCAGAGCGAGTCGATTGGTGGGAAGTACCTGATAGAGATGAGGAGTGGAAGCAAAGAACAATACGAACTATTGGTTCAGCGGAAAAGTTTAGTCAAGAGTTTGAGAATACCTTTATTTCTTCAGGAGAAACAGCAATTGATGAAAGCCTATACACTTCACTTAAAAATAATACTACTGACCCTAATTATATCTTTGATGAAGGTAGTTATGTGCTATGGGATCAACCTAAAAGTGATAGACTTTACACAGTAGGTGTTGATGTTGGTGAAGGTCTTAACCTAAACGCTAGTGTTGCTCAAATATTAGATATTACTGATTTAACTGATATTAAGCTTGTAGGTCAATATTATACAAGAAGTATGGCTCCTTATAACTTTACCCAGAAGTTAAATGAAATTTTAGCACATTGGGGAAGACCTACAGTAAGTATAGAAAGAAATAACTGTGGAGCACAAGTTGTTGATAACCTACGCAACACTTATGGGTATGAAAATATAGTGTCATGGGGTGCTAAAGCAGTAGAAAATAAAGCTTTTGATCGTATGGGTATTCTCTCACATCAAAATACCAAATATAGAGGTGTAATGAACATGAGATATTGGTTAAATGAGTTGAGATCCATAAAAATTTACGATACAAAGACATTAAATGAGCTAAAAGACTTTGTAAGACATAAGAATCAGACTTGGTCTGGTAGAACAGCAGCAACTCTTGATGACCGTGTAATGGCTTTGGTATGGGCTCTTATTGTTTTAGAGAATGATATTGTAGCAAGGTACTTTGAAGTAGTGAAGTACGACGATAACATGAGACCTCTTATATTAAAGAGTCTAGATTACGGTGGGGGTAAGAAGATAATAAACCCTGTAGGTCTTTTCACAAATGAAGTTGATGGCTCTGGCATGCAACCCATGCCAGTCATGTTCGATACAGGTGATGAAGGGCTTGATGAAAGATATTATAGTAGTGATGATATGTCTGAGCTACATAGTCAGGGGTGGAGATTCCCAGATATAAATACATATTAATGAATATACCTGTCGATAATAATATGCAGATACAAAGTCTGCTCAACAAGCAGAGAAAAGACAAATTTGTAATGGTATTCAGTCTTCCTGAAGCATTAAAGACAATTAAGAGTGATATAAAGCGCTCTAATAACGCTGTCATACCTAATACAATGCAATTTTCTATTTACGGCACTGTTATACCTGATATAGCCGTACCAGAAAAAGAAGTACCTTATGGGGGTCAAACTTTAAAGGTATCAAGTATGGCAAGACCCTCCTACCCTAACAATAAAATCAATTTTACTGTAGATAATTTGTTCAATAACTATTGGGTCATTTATAAATGGTTAGAGATTTTAAATCAAGAGAGAGAAAGTATATATAGATCTAATATACCTAAAGATAAAGGCAGTCTTAAAAATTATGAAACTACTATTAATGTATTTGGATTAGATGAATATAATAATAGAGTAATACAGTTTAACTTTTTACACTGTTTTCCTGTTTTACTAGGTGGTATACAGTACTCTGACAGAGATGCAACAGAAATGGAGTCAACTTTTGAGTTTACCTATCACCAGTTAGAGGTCACTTTACTTTAAAAATATCGATAACAAGAGCAAAAAGTAGCCTGGAGATCTATAAATATAATTAATAATATGGCAAGAACAATTCAATCACCAGGTGTTGAGATCAGGGAAGTAGATTTCACAATTAGAGCGGCAACTGTTGCAGGTACCAGTGTATTTATACCTGGGTTTGCTGATCAGGGACCTATTGATGAAGTCTTACAACCTTCAAACATTTCCGAATTTGAGCAAATATACGGCGCACCAACAAATGCTGCAGAACAATATTTTTATCAAACTGCTAAAGCAACGTTTCAGTCACCAGCAAGAGTTTTAACAACAAGATTACCATACGGTTCACAAAAAGGCGAAGGATTTACAAATTGGAGATATAGTGCTCTTGTTTATCCTGTCAAAGGAATGAGAAGTGATAATTTATCTTACTTTAGATTAGATACTCTTGAGCTTCAGGACGGTGGGTCTGGTTATTTAACTCAGCCAGAAGTTATTGTTAATGGTGGTGATGCGATAGAGGATATACAATATACCATGGTATTCGACCCAGTAGCAGGCAGTATAACGAGTCTTGAATTAATAAATAGAGGAAAATATGCAACTTACCCAGTTAGTCTTGAGATTGTTGGTACTTTGAGAACTGAAGGTACACCAGCTAATTTAGGTTCTTATAATTTTGATCTTTTTGATGAGCAGGAATCAACAGATTTTACTTCTGATCTATCTAATTCGGATGTTTATCTTTTTGGTACTCCAACACACCTCGAACTTGATGCTGAACAATATCAACAATTACAAAGTGGAGATATACAATGGTTAGATACACCTGAAGTACAAGATAAGTCTACTTTATTTAATATTAATAATATTGGAAGTGCGGGTTTAATTGTACTTAATAAATCCCAAACAACCATAAACAATACTTTTGAAGGTTATTATATCGGTATTATAGATAATAATAATAATAACCCTGCAACTCCGTTTAACGGAGTCAATTATGTTAAAAGTATTCAGAATACTGAAGTAAATAACAATACATATATTAATGTACCAAGGGGAAGACTTAATTTCTCGTTAAGTGCAGCAAATATTGCAGGAGGGGGTAGTGTTTCAGAAGTATTAGAAAACCTTTCGCAATTTGATTTAGGTAACAATACTTTTGATGATACTGTTTCGTTTGGATTATTCAAAATAAGAAAGAGTATATATACTCCTGATACAATTTCACTTGATTATACTCTAGCAGAAAGTTACGTTGGTTCATTTGATTTTCATAGAAAGATTGCTGATCAAACAGGTGGACCTGCAAAGACATTCTTTATCGGTGAACAAACTGATAGCTCGAGCAATGTAAATGTTGTTATTAATCCCTATGTAAGCAATAGATTCGAACAGACATGGGCTGATAATAATGGCATTCCTAATAAAAAAGTACGTTTTCTTACACCGCAACTTGCAGAATTTATAAACGGTCCAGGTTATAGAGATGACGAAGCAAAATATATTAGCAGAGTTGGTGTTTCTAAAAAAACGGTTGTACAAGCTTTAGAAGAATTAGGATCAACTGATGCTTTATTTGCTGTTGGAGTTTACTCTAACACAATAGCAAGAGATAAATCAGTTGGTAATATACCAAAAAAACTTGAAAGAGCTTTTGAGTTGGTTGAAAACGCTGATGTTTATCAAATTAATCTTGCTGTTGAAGCAGGGTTAGGTACAATATTTGTAAATGCTATAGAACAGACAGCAGAACTCGGAGAAGACGTCGGTGAAGCAGGAGATTTTAGAGATAGCACACCCTTGAAATCTCTAAGTGCATTTTATACTACAAATGCAGAAGGCTTATCACAAGAAGGTTTAGATCTAAGAAGTAATTATACTTCAGTTGCAAATGTTTTTGTCAATGCAGCAGAAAAAAACAGAAAAGACTTCATGGTCATTCTTGATCCATTAAGAAACATATTTGTTCAAGGTGCTAATTCAAAAGTCATTAATACTAAAAAAACTTTTGGACCTAATGCAGGTATTGATCCAGATCCTAATGAGCCGGGATATGTTACGACTAACTTTAGTCAACATATTTACTGGCCGCTAAGACATCAATTTAGTACAATAAATTCATCTTATGCTACTACTTACAGTACCTGTGTGCAGGTTATTGATAGTGTCTCTAGTAGACAAATATGGGTACCTTTCTCTGGGTTTGCTGCAGCATTAATGGCGAATACAGATAGTAACTTCCAACCCTGGTTTGCACCAGCTGGATTTACTAGAGGTATTTTAACGAGTGTAAATGACTTAGGAGTTTATCCTAAACTAAAACAACGTGATCAATTGTATAAAGTATCTGTAAATCCAGTAGCGTTTTTTCCTGCTGAAGGGTTTGTTGTATTCGGTCAAAAGACCCTACTTAAGAAACCATCCGCATTTGATAGAATTAATGTACGTAGATTGTTCTTAAATCTTGAAGTCGCAACAAGAGATACAGTTAAATATTTTATATTTGAGCCAAACACTCTATTTACAAGAACACAAATTATCAATACATTATCACCTATTTTTGATAATGCAAAAAATACAGAAGGTCTTTACGATTATCTCATCGTTTGCGATGAAAGAAATAATACTCCTGATGTTATTGATAATAATGAATTAAAGATTGATATCTATATTAAACCAGTTAGAACTGCAGAATTTATTCTTGTTTCGTTCTACGCTACAAGAACAGGTCAAGATTTTAACGAATTAATCGGAGGTTAATACTAAATATTAAAAGATTATGGCAGACATCAACCAACTAATTAGTAATTTTTATGATCAAGCGGTAGCCAGAGACTTCGCTAGAGATATAAGCTTTAGAATAACTCAAATTGTACCAGATCCATCTCTTGGTATTGTTTTTGACGAAAAAGACTTAGTTTATGTAAAGGCAGGTAAAATCCCTGGTAGAAATATCACTAACGTTCAAACAAAGTATATGGGTATGAACTTTAATATACCTGGAGTTGTTGAATATCCACAAAGCGAAAGCTATACTCTTGAATTTTATTGTGATAGGGACAGCAAGTTAAGAGAAAAGTTTGAGAGATGGTCAAGAGCTATCTTCAATGATGCTAATTCTACTGGTAACTACAGTGTGCCGCAAAAATCTTCCTACATACAAATGGCTCAATTAGCTCCTGATTTTTCAGTAGTTAAAGAGTTTAAATTAGTTGGCGTTAGTGTAAGAAATGTTGGGGAATTAGAATACAATATTGCTGAAGGTACAGGTGCACCATTATCTTTCTCAGGTACTATTGCTTATCACTATTACGAGATATTATAAAAGCTTTTACCCATAAATATAATTATGGGAGCTTTATCTAATGCTTTATCTAACGCCGCTAGAAGCCTTACAAATAATATTGGAGGGGTTTTTAACGGGCAGAATCCGCTAGTTCAGCCACAAATAGCTCAAATTTTAGGGGTCAGTATACCAGCTACCCCGCTAATAAGTACTAGAGACTATTTTCTTGCCCAACTAAACACTTGGTTAACGTCTCCTGCTTTACAATCTCAATGGATTTGTGTAATAGATAGATTTCCTACTACTTTAAATAGCTCCATATTAAGAACGTTAGAACGAACTGCAGGTAATTATAACGCGTATGATATTAATATTGCAAAAGCTTCTTTAACATCATTTCCTTTTCAAAGAGTTGCAGGTTGTATTTTTGCCAATAGTATACAGATGCCTGGGGAATCTTATAGTATCGAATCAGCTTCTGTAGATAATAATAGAGGTTTTATACCAGGTATAATAGGTGGAAAGAGGAGTAGCTATGCAGAAAATCAACTTTCTCTAGGATTTTATGAATCTAATACTAGTTTTATAGATTTCGTATTAAGACCATGGGTTATGCTTGCAAGTCATTATGGGTTTGTAACAAGAAAAGAACCTAAATTTAATATCAAATGCAATATAACATTGCTATATTATTCAAAAACTTTTCAGAATGTCAGTATGATACCTAGAAAAGTTTTTCGTTTTTATAACTGCGTACCCACAACAATAAATTCTCAAAAATATAGTTACACTGAAGTAGATTATGTTGAAAGCTACGAAGTAAATTTTGCTTACACTAATTATACCATAGAAAATAATTTATATTTACCTTTACCGCAAATTATTAATAGTTATAAGGCAGGTAAACTTGAAATACCTAAAATCTCACCTTTTCAAAAATAATGTTAGATAAGTTTAAAGTTAAAACTTACATACCGTCTCTTTCTTCCTTCAAATACACAGAAGAAATAACAAATAGAAATTTATTGTACATGAATAAATTTTTATCTTCTAATGATGAAGAAGGCTTTAGTGATTACATAGATTCCATTTTACCTTTTAAAGATATAAACTCTTTTGATAAGTTTTTTATATTACTCTGTTTGAGGTCAACATGTATAGGTGATATATTAAACTTAAAAATTAATATAAAGGATCAGCTTCCTACTACACTCAAGCTAAGCATAAAAGAAGTAATAAAAAAATTAATAGATTTTGAATTAACTAAAATTCCCGATTTTGAAAAAGGAGATTTTAACGTTAAATTTAAAGTACCTAGTAGTTTATATCATAAAAACTTACTTTTTTTATTATATGATATTATTGAAGATATTAACGTGAAGGATAAGCTAAGATCAATAAGGTTAATGTCAGAAAAAGAAAAGATGACAGTTATTAAAAAAATAAACAAAGATATTTTAAAAGATATAAAGCAACATATAGTTAATAATACTCAAGTTGTAGATATTACAAGAATGGAAAATTTTAATAATATAAAGATATGTTTTACTAATAATTTATCCTTTAAATTAATAAAAATATTTTTCAGTCAAAATATTTCCGGCTTTTATTATAAGCTATATCATTCAACTCAAAAAATTAATTTAAGTTATGAAAGCTTTCTTGACATTACACCTGCAGAGGCGGATCTTCTTCTTACTATACATAAAACGGTTAATGCTATTAAATAATTAAGTGGAAAAGGAAATAAATCTCCCGGAAGAATATTTTGAAAAAGAAGAGAGTAATCTATTAGAAGAGGACGTTACTAATAAAGAATTATTATCTCTAGAGAGTTTTCCCGTGTCTGTGCCTCAAGAAGAGAAGCAAGCAGAGCAACCTGTTTCTAGTAACGAGATACGGCCAATTCTTAATGTACCGGAAAAGCAAATAAACGATTTTACAGATATACAGAAGCCAGCTAACACATTTATTTCTGATAATACATCTGAACCTAAACCAGCAGACATACCCTTTTCAAACAATAATTCTATAGAGAACAGTAACTCTCTATTAACTAGTACAAATACATCTGCTAATTCACCAGCAATTGAGCCAGTAACTCAAAACAGACCTTCTTTTAATCAAGAAGAACTAGTAGAGGAGATTAGTAATATAGAAAATAAAATTTCTGGGTTAGAAAAACAAATAGAAAATTTAAATTTAGAAGAAAAAAATAACTTTAACAATACTGTACAGCAAAGTGACAATAACTTTAACAATACTGTACAGCTAGGTGACAAAAACTATAACGATTTTAACGATGAAGGTGATAGTGTTGTAGAAGTTTTTTCTAACAAAAATACTTTACAAAAGCAATATTTAAAAAGAGATATAAACTTATTAAAGAAACAAAAAGATAAATTAGTTTATGAACAGCAAAAAGCTCTTAACGGCTCAGTTCCTTTTACTAATAACGAAAATTTCGTACCTAACTTTTCAAATGAATCGTTTCCTACAGGTAATGATGCTTTGCAGAAATCTATAGAGACAGAAAAATTTTTAGGTAATGAAGGAGATAATCCTGTAGTTGTAAATGATAAAAATTTAGGTTCTGCAGTAATAAGCGAATCACAAGGTAATTTACAAAACGCTATTGAAGATCACGGTGGAATGGATAACGCTATTAAAGATTCTATTACTAACCAAAATAGCTATACACAAATTTCTCCAAAAGCAGAAAATATACCAGATAATAATGCAGCTATGGTTAATAATACCCAAAAAATACTAGAAGCTGTAACATCAATGTCATCAATTTTAAAAGAACTAGCAAGTTCTCTTAAGAGTGGAATTACAGGTACATCAAAGAGTAGCAATGTACAACAATCTGCACCTGTAAGGCAAGGCTCAACTGATACACCAACCCAACCTCAAAGCAATAACTCAAACAAACAATCAACCGCATCAAAACCAATATCAAATCTTAAAGGAGATCTACCTTTATCGGAAGATTTTCCTACTGGTTTTGATCTATCTCAATTAGGCGGAAGTAATCTTTTAACAAGAACTTAATATGGGCAATTTATATTCATTCGACAGTCAAAAGAGCGCAAAAACAGGCGCGCCTAGAGCTGTGCCCTCTAATGCTTTTAAACTTTCAACAAATAGTAATGATTTTATCTTTAAGGATAGCTTACTTGGATTTCAGCCAGGTATGATAGATGTGGTAAACAATTTTCAATGGACAACTTCACCTCCCGGTTCTCAATCCAGACAAGAGGTACCAAAGATAGAGTTAAGAGAGAAAAGACTTAGAACAAATTCTATTATTGCAGCAGCTGCTTATTATTTAACTTCATCAGCAGGTTCTGTTGGTACACTTTTGCCTAGAGTGCAGGCGGCAGGTGGACCGGCATATGAATCTATAAAGGGGTATCTAGGTGCTTTTAGTGATATAGCTGGGCCATCTCTTTCTAAGGCTGGTACAGCGGGGTTAGGTTTTATTGAAAATCAAGTTATTAATAGAGGATTGACTGTTCTTACAGGAGATAGTAATTTAAGAGATGTATTATCTAAAAATTTTGATAGTCTTAATAGTGATTTATTAAAAGCATATGATGGGTTATATTTAACAGAAGATACAAAGTTTTTTTATAATTTACCTTACTTTGATGATGGGTGTTATGATATAACAAACTTTTTTTCAGCAACAGACAATAGCGCCTTAGGGGGTGGAAAAGCTAGCAGGGGTATGGACGCTATAAGAAGCGGCGCCGAGAACTTAGCAGCAATTGCTAATTTTTCAGAACCAGGGGTATATATAGAAAGACCTAAATTTTTTAACTTTCAAGAAGATGGAGATTCTTTAACAGTAAAATTTCCTCTAATAAATACAGGTTGGTCAACATATGAGGATGTAAGGTTAAATTGGCAGCTAGTATTTCTTCTCGCATATCAAAACAGACCCAATAGGAGAAGCAGGGAGCTCATTGATCCATCGTGTCTTTATGAAGTTACAGTGCCTGGTGTAAAATATATGCCTTTTGCTTATATAAAGGATTTAAAGGTTGATTTTAAAGGTGCAAGACGTCAGATGAATATGGAAGTACCAATTCAGGGTGGAAGTACAACAATAAGTACAATTATACCTGATGCTTATGAAGTAACTATTACTCTTGTAGGTTTAATAGCAGAATCAAGAAACTTTCTTATGGCTGCATTGCAAGATAAACAAGATGTGGTAAGGGTTATCAGTAACGAAAACTTTAACCCTTTTGGTGAGTTATATAATAATTTAATTAATAGTTATACTCAAGAGGAAGCTAGAATAACTAAAAAATAAATATGATTACTACAAGCTCGCAAAATATATCTGCTTTAGGTTCTTTTAGAAAAGATGTACCTTATTTACCTGAAGTAGATGAATATAGTTTTGAATCCTTCTTAAGAATGTATCTTACAAAGGATAATCAATTTTTTTACAATATAATAGGTACATCGGTATTTTTTGAAGGAGAATTAGATCCTAGTACCTACTATAAAATAACAGTAACTAAAAAAATGCCTTGGACTACTGTTAGTTATAACGAGTATAGAAATATAAATTTATGGTGGCTAATATTAGCAGTTAATAATATTACAAACCCTGTTGAGTACCCTATACCTGGTACTCAGCTTAAAATATTATACCCTAAATTTGTAAGATATGTTATAGATAAAATTTACGAAAGAGTCCAGTAATGAGTGATTTTTTAAATAATATAATACAAAATGTAACAGGTAATATACCTGTAGGTGGAACCTCTCAAAGTAATCAAGAAGATAATGTTGAGCAGATTGGAGACAATAATTTTATTTTTAATTTATTTTTAAATAATGGGTCTTCTAGAGTAGGTATAAAATTTTCTGCTGTTGAAGAATTAAACATTATAGATGATTTAAGGTATTTTTATGTTTACGGTACCTTAACTATAAACTATAACGAAGATGTTTTGGAATCGTTTGAAGGAACGGGAGGTAGTACTAAAGAGACAGAACCTTTTGTTTTCAGAGGCGATGGGCGAGATATTATAGAGATAGATATAATGCCTCAACTTAAAGAGCAGCAATACTTAGAAGTAAGAAGTTCTGAAAGTGAAAAGAAAAATTATAATATTAAACATACCTGTTCAATTTATAAATATGAAGATTTAACAGAAGGTGGAGGTAAGAAAAAGAGAAAGTTTTTTTTCTGGGATAGAGATTTTCAAATTTTAAATGAGTTAAATATAAACTACTCTACTGCAGATAAAGTCAAAAATAATAAAAGTTTTTTCGACTCTAATAAAACATCTACCCAAGTTTCAAAATCAAATACAGATGTGAGTATTTTTACAGGTGATGCGTTAGAGGATATATTAAAACGCTCTCTTGTAGACGTATCAAAATTAAAATTTAATAAAGGAAATTGGGAAAAAGGTTCTACTAAAATATGCTATTATTCACCTTCTATGAATAAAGCTGTAAATGATCTAACTTACGTCTTATCTTTTCATGTAAGTGATAAGAATAACTTTAATATGCCTTGTATCTTAAAAAAAGAACGTTATACTGAAAGATATAACTTAACACCTTTAAATAAATTTTATAAAGGTGGTATAAGTGTAGGTTCTATATTAGGGAGTAGTACTATTTCAAAAGGGCCTGATGTAATAGATGATTTTATAATAGGTAAAATTGATCCCGATTCTTCTGATATTAAAACACCACTTGCAAGGGGCATTAATGAAATAATACCTACAGATTATAATATAATTAATGATTATACTTTTACTAAAATAGATGCAAAAGAATTACAATCTTACATGACTTCACATGTAGTACATGGTGTAGATCCAAGAGGATTCTTTAACACTAGTCTTAAACCTGGTAATTTTAATAGTATGAATGAGTTGTATGATAAGGCCCTAGTTAAAGGAAATAGTAGTGATCAAGGTAAACCAGCTAGCTCAAACTTAGCTTCTAATAAGATAAGAGAAAAATTCAATAATGTTGATCATATGTACGTTCCCTATGCTATGGATGAATCACAAACAAAAAGCTTTGGTACAAACAGAGCGATGATTAATTTATTTTTTAAAAATACTTCTATTACCTTTAAGGTAAGAGGTAATACAATAAGACAGACGGGTAAATTTTTTACTATAAATAGAACGGATGGTAACGTTAGTAAATCACACGACAATACAGTATTAGGTAAGTATATGATTACTTACCTTAGACATGAATTTAAGCTTGGTAAGTATGAGAACACTATACTTGGTACTAAACCTTATTCATATGATAAACCAACATTTAACGAAACAGTATGATACCTCCTTCTCCAACTTTCTTTTTATTACTAAGAAACTATAACCCAATTAATGAGGTTACTTCACCTCAGCTTAAGCAAGCTATGCAAGCGTATGGTGATGATGTTTTAAATTTGTTTAAAGAGCACTATAAAGCTAAAAATTCTAATACCCCTAGTAAGAGTTTAGGATCTTTTTTTGCAAAATTAGATTCAAAATTAAAACAGATTGATGATGCTGGTATAATTCAAGGTTGGAGAACACATTATGACTCCCAACCCTCTAACGTTAAGAGCGAGACATTAAAGCTTTTACCAAATCCTACTTTTTTAGGTAAAAGTTTACCTCAAGGTAAAGTAGTATCTATGGGAAATATTCTCTCAGGTCCAGTTGCTCATAATGTAAATATACCAGGTTCACAGATACCTACAAATTTAATAGATGTGGGTACTAATTTACCAAGCTATATAACTTCTAATTTAACTCAAGCTTCTACAATTGTAGGAAAACTATTTAATAAGAATATAGTTAATGTAATGGATAATATTTCTACAAGTGATAAAAATCACGGGGGTAATTTAACACCAGATACAAAGCATGTAGAGAGAATGGGTAAGGTAGTAACAGACTTTACTAAAAAATTATTAGATGGAGTAGGAGATGCAAATACGTTTTTATTAAAATCTATGAATTACAATCCTTTTGGAGTTCAAAATAGTGATATAAGTTCTCCTAGTTTAGCTCTAGAGCAAGATGTTGAAGGTCAGAAGATAGTCATGACCCCCACCGGTTTAGATTTAACTAAAAAGAGTAAAACACCAATCAAAGATTTTGCATCTCCCAAAAACTCTAATCTTGCTTAGGAGTTTCTTCATCTAATTTTGCAAAATCAGCTTCTATAATATCAGATTTTTCTAGTAATCTTTTAAATAACTCATCTCTAGTAAGCAAAATCTTATTTTCACTATCTTCATTTTTGTTCTTCTGTTCTGATAGTTCTTTTTTTGCCTTTATCTCCATTTCCTTTATTTCTTTATTGCTATCTATTTTACTATTTGAAATCTGTATATCCTTAAGAACAGACAAAGCAGATCCTACTGCTTTAAACGCATTAGATAAAGCATCAATCTCTTCTGCATCTGGATTATTAACAAATACATCTTTTAACTCTCTTATAACATCTAACCCCTCTGTAACTAATATTCCGGTCTTCTCTAAAAGAAACTTCTCTAAATTTTCTTTTTTTAAAATATCTTTTTCTTCTCTGTACTCTTTTTCTTTACTGTTAATATTATCTACTTCTTCTTTCAATTTTTCTGTCAATTCATTTACTGTAAGATAATCATCTTCTAAGCTTGGTTCCATTAAATTAGTTAGTCTGTTGATTATTTGTTTTTATAATATATCATCAATTATATGGAATCGTTATTTAAAACTCCGAAAATGCTGTTTGCTAAAACTCACGAAGATGCAATTCTACCTAAAAAGAATCATAAAGACGATGCTGGTTGGGATATATTTGCTGTTGAGGATGTCTTGATTGAATATAATGAAATTAAGGTAGTACCTGTCGGACTCAAGCTTGCGTACCTAGAGCCTGGTTATTGGATCAAGGTATGCTCCAGATCTGGTCTTTCTTTTAAACATGGCGTCTTAGCACACCCTGGTGTAATAGATAACGGTTACAGAGGTGATCTTGGAGTATTACTCTACAATCATGGTATGGCACAATATAGTGTTAAAAAAGGTGATAGGGTTGCACAATTAGTGCTTCACTTTAACCTTGACATTGAAACTGGTTGGGGTGAAGTTCAAGATACTCAAAGAGGCGATAAGGGGTTTGGTTCATCTGGAAAATAATGCAAAGCAATATTGAAAATTTGTGGGTAGAAAAGTATCGTCCATCAAAAATAGAGGATCTTGTTCTTACAGAAGAAAATAAACAAATTATTGATAAGTTTATTAAAAATCAGGAAATACCTAATCTATTGTTTTACGGCAATGCCGGTACAGGTAAAACTACTCTTGCAAAACTATTAGTTAATTATGTTGATGCGGAATACTTGTTTCTTAATTGTTCTGAAGTAGGTATTGATACAGTAAGAACGACTATTACTCAATTTAGTCAGACTAAAAGTTTTAATGGTAGGATGAAGGTAATTATTTGTGATGAAATAGACGGTTCTTCTACCGATGCTCAAAGAGGTTTGAGAAACACAATGGAAGAAAATTCTGGTTATTGTAGATATATTCTTACTTGTAACTTTATTAATAGAGTAATTCAACCTTTGCAGAGTCGCTGTCAGTCTTTTCTATTAGCTCCTCCTATTGTAGGAATAGTTAAAAGAGTTGCTCATGTACTAAAGAGTGAGAATATAGAGATCGACAGTGAAAATAAGAAAAAACTTATATACCTTGTAAAAAAACTTTACCCTGATACTAGAAAAGCAATTAATGAGGCACAAAAGTATTGCATTGAAGGTAATCTTATATTACCTGACAATAATGTAGTAGATGACTTCGCTTTTGACTTACTTAATTTTATTCTTAAGAACGATATTCTTGCTGCAAGGAGATATGTTATTGAGAGAGAGGCAAGTTTTAATGGAGATTACCCTCAGTTATTAAAAGCAGTTTTTGATACTGTATGTAATATATCTTTACCTATAACTGATCTGCAGAAGAAAATGTGGCTTATTACAATAGGAGAGTATATGTATAGAAATTCTTTTGTGATCGATCCTGAGATTAACTTCTATTGCATGTTAATCACATTGTCTGAAAACTTAAAATAAGTTATTTTTTCTTAGGGAGATATCTTGCTGTACCAGCTGCTACAGCAGGGTCTCTTTCATCTTTAGCAGGCTCAGACGGTATTTTAATATTTTTTGTAGGTAAGTTTAATTCTGTTTTAGAGTCCTTAGCATTTCCTCTATCTGTAGTAGACGTCTGTCTATATGGAGACATATATGACGTAGGATCTTGTTTTTGAGTTATTTCTTCTGGATCTATAATTTCATTATTAGGTCTTCTTAAGCTATCTGGTACGTTAGCTAAGTTTACACCTGTATCAATATGCTCTAGCATGCTACCTGGGACAGTAACGAAAGAATAGTATAAACCGGGTGCTTTTTCTTGAACTACATCACATAAAAATGCTTCACCTTCATTTTGAATATTACCCGGGCCATATGCTGGTCTTATAGGCTTAATAGCTGAAACTCTTAAATTAAGATCCCCGGTCATAAATTCTTTAATTTTATCTATATAATTGGAACCTTGATCCTTTAAAAAATCATGACTAAGCGCACCTTCTTTAAATTTAACTAAATCGCCTATGAGGAATCCTCCTCTAGTAAATCTCTGTATTGCTGATTCGTATAACGTATTAAAGTTGGACATATAGTTATTTATATTTATTGTCTTTATTACATAAAAAAAGACATACTCATAAATAATTTCATGGCTTCTGTAGTAATAGATACATTAAAAATAACAGATAACAAAAATAAAGCAATTTATACTGATCTAAATCTAGATTTAAAGTTAGATTATACAAGAGAGCCAACTGTAAATAGTAAGAAGACTGTTAGAGATATAACTGTATCATATGATATAGAGGCAGTAAAAAACAGTATCTTTAATCTCTTTACAACTATGCCAGGTCAAAAGATTCTTAACCCGGTATATGGTTTAAATTTATTACAATTTGTCTTTAACGGTATTACAGAAACAGGTGCCAGAATGTTAGGTGATTTGATTTTTAAAGGTATATCAAAATTTGAGCCTAGAGTAACAGTCAAAAAAGTCTATATATTTCCAGATATAGAAAATCAAAATTATGAAATAGCATTAAGAATAGATGTACCTTCCTTAAATATAATAGGTGTATCAATTAAAGGCAAATTATCAGATTCTGGCTTTTACTTAAACTAACATATGAACGAACTTAAACCAACTTCACAAGACTTTCCGTTATCCTATAATTCTTATGCTGCTTTTGATGCTTCGAATTTAAAGACTTTGATGCAGCAAAGATTGGCTGAAAATGGTACTTTTACGGATCAAATTTTTGAAGGTAGCAATTTTAATAATTTACTCGATGTAGTAGCTTACATGTACAATGTATTAATGTTTTATCTAAACCAGACAAGCAGTGAAAGTCTATTTAGTAGTTCTCAAATTTATGAGAACATGAATAAAATTGTTAAAATATTAAATTATAAACCTCAAGGTATTCAGACTTCTATTTTAGACTTCAAGGCAACAGCAAATGAATTTCTTGAGCCTGGGGTTTATACTATACCTAGATTTTCTTACTTTACAATAAATGACATCTATTATTCTTTTACTACTGATCTTACTTTTATTAAGTCAACTAACGAAGTAGAGTTTTTAACAGAATTGAGTGACTACTCTTTACTATTTCAAGGAGAGTATATTGAGTATCCTCTTTATGTCTCAACAGGAGATTTTTTTGAAGAATTTAATATTGTATCAGTAAACAATGACGGTGAGAACGATCCTATAGATTGTAATAACATTTTAGTCTTTGTGAGAAGTGATAGAGGGGTTTGGGAAGAGTGGAAGAGAGTAGAAACAATATTTCTTGAAGAGGGTAGTTCTAAAGTGTATGAGGTCAGATTAAATGAAAATCAAAGGTACGCTATTAAGGTTGGTAACAATGTGTATGGTAAAAAATTAAATACTGGAAATTTGGTAGCAATATATTATTTAAAGAGCAATAAGATTACAGGAGAGGTAGGACCTGGTACTCTTGACGACAGTCAATTATTTTTTTATAATACTGATCAATATAATGTTATAATGAGTGATATTAGAGGTTCTCAGCTCAAATTAATAACGACTGAAGAAGCAAATAATATTACTTTTGTTAATGTAAATGCATCCGTTCCTTATTCAGACATAGAAACAACTAAGCAAATAAAACAAAATGCACCTAATTTTTTCAAACAACAAGGTAGATTAGTTACTGTAAAAGATTTTGAATTTTTTGTAGAAACAAATTTCGGTGGCTATATAAGTGATGTTAAGGTGGTTAATAACTGGGAATATATTGAAGAGCATATCAGATATCTTTATAATATTGGATTAAAGCAACCTAGTCTAGATAGTAGGGTTCTTTATAATCAAGTTAATTTTGCTGATAGTTGCAATTTTAATAATTTGTACATTTATTGTATACCTAAAATTTTACAAAGTAATGAATTTAATTTTAGTAGATGTTTTTTAAGCTTAGGTCTAAAAAATCTAGTACTTGATAAAGTTGAAAATTTAAAAATGTCTACTGTAGAACCTGTTTTACAGGATCCTGTTTATTATGCATTAGGTTTTGGAGCTGCAAGTCAAGAAGAAATATTTAATAAAGAACTTTACCCAGAAATATCAAACGAAACTAATTTAATAATAATAAAATCTACTAATTCAAGTATTTCAGACAGTGAAATTAAAAAGAAAATTGAAAGTATTATTTTAAGTTATTTTTCTATATCTAATGCAACTTTAGGTGGCAGTATAGAGATTGATAAGGTAGTTCAAGATATATATGCTTTAGGTAGTATAGAGAGTGTTTATACTGAGAGAAATAATATTATTGTACCAGGATTATCGTTATTAGGATATAATCCTGTTTATAGTGCACCACAGGAAGATATAAATTTACATAATCAAACTATAACCCTACCTTTTTATAAAGTACCTTTTTGGTATAACAAAGTAGATATTGTTTCTCAAATAAAAATAATCACACCTGAATTACTACTTGCAAGTAAGAGAGAATATTAAAAATGAAAGTTTTAACAGGTTTAAAAGTTCGGACCACTACCTATAAAGAAAGTAAAGCATATCAAAGTTTTTATAGCTATGCTCTAGAAAATACTCCTTTTTATTTTAGACTAGTATGGGAACCTTCTGTTACAGAAGAAACCAAACAGCAATTTAGTAATAATAATATTTTTTGGAATTTTGGAGATGGTGAGTTTTATACTGGACCGGAAGCGGAACATTATTATAAATGGCCTGGTACGTATAGTGTATCTGCAAAAATTTATGACGTTGAAGGAAACGTACATACAGTATACTCTGAAAATTTACTTGAAGTATACAATGCAATACCAGATAAGGTTACTATAGGGGGTATAGAAAATTTTAATGCACTATACCCCCTAGATGCAGGTAAAAAGTCCCCACCACTTAAAATTTTAAGATACAATAGCTGGCAATATAATGATTTATTAAATGGAAATAATTATACTGTAAATTTATATGCTTCAGGTAGCAACAGTACTTTTATATCTGTTAGTTCTTATTATACCTCTCAATGGTCTCACCTAAGAACCTATTTTGGCTTTATAGAAAGAAGTGTAACCGTAGATAATGTTCTCACTGAAAGGTTAGTAGACTCAACAGAAACAACTAGTACTAGTGTTTATGCAAAAAAAATTAATACAGGTAATTTTAACGGTATATGGGATGTTAGGTTAAGTTTTTCTAGTCAACCTGAAGAAGGTACGGTTTTTTGCGGGACCTCGGGTCAAATAAAAGAGGATAGAACTCTTCATTTTATTGACCAAAGACCGTCCAAAAGAGAGGCAGAAAGCGTAATTTTAATTTATGCTTCAATTGATTCAAAGATATATAAGGATGTTAATTACAAAACTTATAATTATAATTCAAGAGAACCTTATGGTTTTGTAAATACTACTTATTCTACCCAGCTCTTAAAGTCTATCTTTAATAGTGCTAGCTCATTGTCCGTAACTTCAAACGGTATAACGATAGAAGGTTTAATAGATCAAGGTACATTATCCGCACAAAAATTATATACTTTTGATTTATATCCATTAAAATATACTAACTCAAAAATACCCTTTATACTCACTTTAAAAGACTCTGACGGGTTTACAACGAAATGTTATCCTATGTTAAATTTAAAGGAAGGTGGTGACTTAAAAATTAATGATGTACAATTATCTTTAGTGGAAGTTTTTGAAGATGGATTTACCCAAGAATTAGAGAATGTTAAATTTACTCAAAATTCCGCAGTACCTGTATATAATGAAAGTGGAAGTTATTTTGCAGGTATTTTAGAGTGTTATGAAACTTCTAGTTCTGTCGTTCTTTCAGCAATAGCACTTATTCAAGATTTATCTAAAAATATTCCAAGTAAAGGTTACTGTTTTTTAATGCAACCTGGTTTAGAGAAATTTAGAAGAATAAAAAGACTACCTAAGTACGGTTTTTTTAAAGATAGCGAAAATTTTGAGATATCTATAACGAGTGAAAGAGGCACTATCACAGCACCTGTAAGCGGTGGTGTAAATATTACGTATGTACCAGGTTATATGGTTAACCCACTTTCAGGTAGTTATGTATGGGTTACTGAGAGTGACAGAGATTATATATATGTTTTCGATGAAGACGGTGAAAAGATTTGCCCAGATATAAATTTACAGAAGCTTCGTTTGCTGAGTCGAGATGTTACACCTTCTATAAAAACAATTAATATAAGAAAATTTACAGATAATAAAAGCGCAGCTCCTTGTAACATTGCAGTCAACAGTAACGGTGATGCATGGGTGACCTTATATGATTGCATAACTTCTTTTAAGTTAGATAAAACTACAGGTGTTGCAAAATCGTACGTTTTTCCAGATTTTCAAAATAGATTTTTAACTAATTTAACCTATTCTTCCTTACTGACCAGTACTAGTGGGTTTGCAGGAGAAAATACTATTCTACCAACAAGTGTCGATGTAGATAAGGATGACAATGTATACATTTCCTATACCCATCCTCTCTGTAGTTTTGTATCTAAATACAGTGATGCTGGTGAAGTCTTAGATACTATATTTTTTCCTTTTCCTAATATAGCAAAAAATATATTAATTGATGGCGATAATAACTTATGGGTTCAGACTTTTAATAACAGTCCTGTTTATGCTATAGATAATCCTCAAACTCAAAATATAATTGATAGGGTAGATTACCTATATTATTATAATTTTCAAAATATTGAAAAGTCGTTTGTTATGGAGTTTTCTTTTCTTGGAGAAATTACTATGGATAGTGGTGGTAATGTGTGGGTTAATAGTGAGAATAATATTATTAGTAGAGTTACTCCTGATCAAGAAAAAATTAACATAGTAATAGGTAGCCCTCAAAGTACAACAGACTATGTTCAAGATTTTGGAGCTTTTGCAGGTGATTTAGATGGTAATATTTTAATTGCAAATAACTCTAACGGGGTTCTTAATTACTTTAATGCCTATGATCCTAAACAAATTGATGAAGAACAAATGCCTTTCGTAATATTGCAAGGTATAGATGAGGTAAACGCTGAGTATAATTATAGAAGCTATTATAACACAATAGGGGATATTGCTGGAGTAAGATGGTATTTAAAAAACAGAGTTAAAGAAAATACAACACCTAGAATAATAACAGGTAAAAGTAATCTTTTTAGTGTAAAGGATTATACACCTGTAATAGTTAAGAAAAATGAAAATTATGATATTGCTTCTACCTTTAGAGGTTATGTTTTACAGGAGCCTTTTTATAATAATAATAATTTATTTAATAATTTTTTTACACCTATATTAAACGGTAATACCAATAGCTTAAATGAATTAGGTAAAGTAATTTATGAAAAAATAGCTAACTTTACAAATAATACTTCTGATATAGATAAATGTAATATTAAAAGCTTAGATTCTCTTTATGAAATGTTAGGGGAAAACAAAGAAACTTTTGCCAATATTTTTCCACCTAATCTTTTAAGAACAATAGATTTATTATCTATCAAAAAATGCATTTTGTTTGGTAATGTTAATAACTTTAGCAATAATTTTATACTCTCTACTTTTGAGTACAGCCCGTATTCTAATTTAGGCGAAGAGATAGATATAAAAACAGGAAGCTTTATAACAGGTAAACCTATAGTTTCTTATGATTATTTTACAAAGAAATATCATTTGATAAGAAATACTCTTGTACCAGAAATAGATATGAAGCCTTTTACATTATACCCTTTATCTGCTGTTAAAAATAAATGGGGATGGGGACTAGTGTTAGGTAAAAAAGATGATTCTTATGTTGAGATAAACAATTACTATAAATTTTTTAATTTTAATCCAACTAAAAATATAGAGCTTTATGATGGTTTAATAGATTTTAATGATGAATTAACTACCTTCAGCCCTCATACAAGTACATATAATGAGTGGGTAAAATTTGGTGGGGGAATGGAAGAAATACTATCATCTTCAATGTATAATAACTTAAAATTAATAAATAATAAGTAACATAATGAGAAGGCCGACTCCTACAATGACTCCTACCAAGACGCCTAAAAAAACGCCTACAAGGACCCCAACTAAGACTCCTACAAGAACTCCTTCAAAGACTCCTTCGAAATCCTCATTGTTACCAATAGTTAGTTTATTACCCACAAAACCCCCTACAAAAACCCCTACAAGAACCCCTACAAGAACTCCTTCAAAATCATCATTATTGCCTAGAAGAACACCCACAAAAACTCCTACCACAACTCCTACAAAGTCTCAATCAAGTATTACAAATACCCCTTCAATAACAATAACTCCAACGTTGACGGTATCAAACACCCCTTCCATTGCTGTATCAAATACTCCTTCTCTGACCCCTACTCCAACAACTACCCCGACTACGACCCCCACTCCAACACCTACAAAGACTCCAAGTGTAACTCCTACACCAAGTATATCTAGCAACCAAACAGTTCCAAGAGTCGGAACTATATATACTATAAATTTATAATATGAAAAACAAATATTCAATAACTAGTTTAAATGAGGTTAATATAGATCAATTAATAAAGGAGTTAATTACACCTGGTATAGCTCCTCAAAATACAAGTCTTACTGATTTTACTCCTATTTACGACTACATGGGTGTCTCACCTATTACGATAATATTAGAATTAACTGAAAGCGAAGCACAGGAATTAAAGAATAATCCTCTAGTAGAAAATATATCTGAACAGACTGACCAAAAAGCTAGTCATTTTGATGTAACAAGAACAATAAATTCTACCTACTCTTCAACTAATAATAGCATACATCAAAATTGGGGTATGTCGAGATGTAATTCTATATCCGCACTACCACCATGGGATAATAATTTTACTCACTATAAAACAGGTAGCGGTGTTGATGTTTTAATAATTGATTCTGGTATTATACCAAATCATCCAGAGTTTTTAAATACAAATGGCGTTAGTAGACTTGTTAAAGAGAACTGGTCTTACTTTTACCCTATTACCTCCAGTAAAAATATTTCCGTTTCCTTTAGTTACAATAATTATGTTATGAACGAGGTATTAGATCCAACTATATATGTAGTTTCTGATAAGCCTAATGGTAATGGTACAACTACCTATAGAACTGAAGTTTATTCTTTTAACCTTGATGGATCTACCGTTAATGACCCCTTATTTATTGGTCCTGCTATCGGCGCCCCATTTAGTTCTACATACGTTTCAAGAAACGGTGCTACAACAGGTACTGTCACTCTATCTGTGTATGGGGGAAATAGATCTGAATTTTCTACAACTCAAAACGTAATGTATTATTGGAGCGGTAGAAATTTAAACATTAATGGTGTAATTACTAGAACAAAATACAATACACAGACTAATGATGAATTTTTTTACAACGATACTAACGGCCATGGAACTCATTGCACAGGAACTGTAGCAGGTTCTGCGTACGGGTGGGCGACAGATGCTAGAATATATACAATGCATATAGATCTAGACAATGATTTAGGGGGATATTCGTCACTTACTCCTGCTTTAATAGAAGTATACAATTTAATACTAAGCTGGCATAACCGGAAAAAATTAAAAACAGTCTTTAGACCTACTGTTACTAATAATAGTTACGGATATGATAACAATGTACTTAATGACGTTAATCTTGCAGTAAAATCTCTGGTAGATAGTGGGGTGCATTTTATACATTCTGCAGGTAATTCTAGTGCATTTATAACAGTACCTACCGATCCTACCTTTAATCGTTATAGAGTTGGTAGTAATAATAAAAATTATATTAGTCAAGAAAATTCACCTTGTTGGCCTAATTACCTATGGTCTAGTCAAGATAATAATCCTGTAATTTGTGTAGGGGCCTTAGGTGACTATGATAGCACAAGACCTCATACAAGAGCAATATACTCAAACTACGGTCCAGGTGTAAGTTTTTATGCTCCTGGTACTTGGATAGTGAGCTCTAATTATACAAACACGGGTGCGGTTTACCCTGGTAGTACAAGTTTCTTTTGTATAAAATACAGTGGAACTTCTATGGCAGGTCCACAAGTTGCAGGTATTTTAGCTACCCTACTAGAAGATAGACCTACTTTAACACCTCTTAGCGCTAAATCTCTGCTAATACAAAATTGTATAGTAGGAGCAATAAGCGGACATGACGATATTTATACAGGTGGAGGATTATACAACAACACTAGAATGTACACACTTAGTGGAGGAGGTAATCTCACATTATCTAAATATCCAGCTAACTACATAGTAGTGGATTCCGCTAATCAATCTAACTTCGCAAAATATCTAGGTAACTGCTACGCTAAGAATATACAAGTCGCTCTTTCAGGTATTACCTATAATAGCAGTTTATATTATATGAACAATTCTACGGACTTAGCTTTTGGTAGCACCTGTCCTTAATTTTCTCTTCTTTCTTCAGGTTTATAATATACTATTCTATTATGTTCTATTGGACTGGCCAGAAGTATGGCAGGTTTTAAATTACCTTTTCTAGCTTCTTGGAACATGTGACTCATCCATGTTTGTTCAAAGGGATTAGCCCATGTGGTATCTAAAAACATTTTTTTATTACCTTCTTTTCCTACAATCATGGGCCAATTAGCGTAATATACTTGTCCCGCGGCGTAAGCCAATTCATCAAGTACATCAATTTTGTTAAATTCAGTTCTTGGACAGTTTAAATCTAGACCCTGAATAGGTAATTTATCATAATGTGGCCATATTTCAGTTCTCACACTTTGAGGCACATTATACCAAGAGACTTGCAAATGATTATCCATATATACCTCAGTAAAAGTAAGCTTAAGAAAATCAAATTCTTCTTTTAACATAATTTTATGAATCTTTTCATAAAGATCTGGTACAAACTTTCTAAAGCCGTTTCTGCAAAACTCTTTATTATCAGGAGAGTAAACACCCATATCATCTTCTAAAAATATATAATAATCACTATCTGACTTATCGAAATGTTCTGCAGCTTTAAATCTACCTCTATTAATACCTAAATTTTCTCCTGTAATAATATGTTCAAAATCATACTCCTCACATATTTGCTTATTACCTGCTATAGCTTCTTCGTTATTAGAATTGTCTATTAAGATCTTTCTCGTTCTATCTAAAAATCCTGGATGCTGCTTGTATTTTTCTAACGTATATCTTACCTGTTCAGGGAAGTTAAATGTCAGCATATAGAGAGAAGTTTTAATCTTACTAGTATTTAAACATGGCTCGATAAATCTAACTCTACTCTCAGGTATTGGCTCTAGTACTACCTTATCATCAATTAATTCTTGTACAAATTTTACTACAAGACCATTTTCATCTAGAGCATATCTTCTATATTTTTCTGGCTCAACATAAGACATAATAGTAAAAATGCTTTCTTCTGTGCCCATTACACCATCACTTAAGGATCTATCTAAAAGAGAGTAGTATAGAGCATTAGCATTATTAATATCACTCTTCTTACCTCCAAAGAGTCCTCCACGGCAGACATACTTTACCTCCTCACCAGCATAACGGTTCATTGTCTTAAATTCAAAACCGTGTATTTCATCTTGTGCTTGATAAGGGTAACTTAAAAATAAAAAAGAATCTAAATACGGTTGAATTTTATCCAATACTCTATTATCAGTAAAAAACTTTTCATAAACAGTATTAGTTATTCCTGCATCAAGCCATACAAAATATTCAGTATTAAATGGATTCCATATAGTAACATCATTAACTAGAAACATTTTTGATTGTACAATAGGGTTATACCATTCTAAAGCCGCTTGTGGACTGTCTTTAAGCCAACCTCCTTCACCAGTAATATTTAACCAAGAAGGAGACGTTCTTATTGATTGAGTTCTCTCCCAAAAAGGGTTATAAATATTTTTTATATCATCAAAATTAAAGATCTTAACAAAAGTATTTTCTTTAGATCTTTTCTCCCATACCAAATATTCAAGCTCTGCAGGTACATATATAAATAAATTTACAGGTATATCTAAAAACTTTTTAAAATTTTCAATATAGTGAGAAAAATCTCTACCAGGTCTGTCTATATTCCATAAGCCTGTCACCACAGTTAAATCTTTATTTGTTACTTCTATTTCAGGTATAGACATATATTTAATTAGTTCTTCTCTCTCGACTTTTGTAAGATTACAGATCTCTTGCTTTAAATTATCAATTCTTTTGGTATTTGTTTCCGCAAACGCGGCAGGTACTTCAATTAAACTCCATAATTCTTCAGGTACCGCATCAATATCCTGGTTTATATCTACAACATATCCGTTAGCTCTTAATTTTTCCTGTGTGAGTGTCTTCTCCTCATCAGTTAAATTTATATATTCCAATCTAATAAATTTAGGTCTGTATTTTTTTAAGTCTAGCTGCTTAAAAATATTCCAATCATAACCCTCTGCATCACATATTAATATATCAAAACTACTAAAATTGTGTTTTTTAAGTAAGGACTCAAAAGTTAACGTTGGTACTTCTATATTAACTCCAAAATTACTCTTTACATCTATATCTCTCTGGTAATCACTACCAAACCCGTTTCTCAAAGGGTACATCGCACTCATACCTTTATAACCTGGGTGTAATCCCTCTCTCTCTATAGTCTCAATGGGGATGGTAAGCATACATGTAGTTCCATTAAAGTCTGCAATAGCACA